GATGTTTGTAAGTGACTAGATTTAACAAACAAATTTTATCTGTTTAGAAAAATAGAACAAGCCTGTGGATGACTTGAGTTGGAAAGTATCTTGGACGCGGGTTCGACTCCCGCCGTCTCCACCATTTTAAAATGAAAGAAAAGAAAAAACTCCGAAGAGGGATGAGAGTCAAGCTTAAGACTGGACAGACAGTTATTATCTTGGATGATCCTCCCGCTATAATCGGAAATAAAAATACAAAGTTGCGTGGTGGCCCTATTATTTTAGAGGACTATGTTTATGTTATTTCTCCAGATTATCCAAATAAAGTTTTGATGGAGAAGATAGATGACATTGATTATTGACTACTTATGGTGACAGGCTGGGATAGGTATGCTGGGGGGCTCTCCTTATTTTATGAGGAATACCTATTTCAGTTCTGTCTTTTTAATACCTTAAGCACTATTTACTATCAGCATGACGAAATACATTGACATGGCAATGAAAATTGCTTCTCTTGCAGTTATTCCGCTTCTCGGTTGGGTTATAAGCCTAGAAGTCGCTAATGCCGAAAGAGATTTTCAATTACAAGTGCTTTACAATAAAGTAGATAACCTTGAAAAAGTCAATACAGCAGTTCAGGAGTACGCTGTTCGTCTCGGTCAAGTTGATCAGAAACTAGAGTCTATGGAAGACACAGTTGACGAGATACGGCAAGATATTAAAGATCTTCTCCGGAGAGAAGAGTAATGAAGACGGAGCTGTTGATTACTGGTGCCATTATGCTCACCGCAATGGCAATCCCGTTAACCTGTACAACATCTCCTTCGCTAATGGAAGCATCAGCCGCGCAAGAAGCAATAGTTTCATCAGTTGATTCGCTAAAGACGGAAACAATGGATACTATAGACAAAGGTATTGAGTTTGTTGGGGACATCGTGCTTCCCAGTGAAGAGCAAACGGATTGTGACGTTGTAATCGACTCTATGAGCGATAAATCTTCGAAGATTGACGAAGACATATCAGAAATAAAAAAAGATATAGAAGAACTTAAGAAAAGAAAGAAGAAAAAGAAAACAACACGAAAGAAAATAAAAAAGAAGAAAGTTGTTGACAAGTAAGTTTTAAAGTGTTATATTCTAAGAAAGGAGAAAGAAATGAATCTTTTAGAAAAAATTAGAGAATTAGTTGCATCAACCGAAGAGGACCATGATAGGTTTTATAGTAAGGGGAATGCAGCAGCAGGAACACGAGTTCGCAAGAATATGCAAGAGTTAAAATCTTTAGCACAAGAACTTCGCTTGGATGTTCAAGAAATTAAGAATTCAAACAAGTAATTGACATTAATTAAACTATTTATGGGTATGAACAAATCTGGGGGCAAAATGAAATGTTCAGAAAGTTTAAGAAAGTCGGTGCAGTTTATCTAGCATTCGGCGCAGGAACTATTTTTGGTTCAATAATTGCTTCAATAGTAGGTACATTAATCTATCAAGTTGTCACAGGAAATGAAAACGCAACAAAAATATTAAAAATTACAGAGTGTTTAGAAGAGAGGGCGGAAAAATAACTACCCCCCTTAAATCCCTTCGGCTGGGATGAGCGAACCTAAAACCATTGGAACCTTAAAAAAGCCCTTTCCTCCTCTCTTCTATCTTTGAAAGCCATCGCTTTGTCGGTGGCTTTCTTCTTTGTGGGACTATTTATTAGTAAGAGTCGAAGACTCACATAGGAAAAGTAAATGAAAAAAATTTATGTTTTAGACACTAGTGTCTGCTTGTCTGATTCGAACTGCATCTTTGACTATGATAATAATGATGTTATTATCCCTCTCAAAGTATTGGAGGAGATCGATGGGCATAAGAAGAGGCAGGATGCTGTAGGCGTACAAGCAAGATCTGCAATAAGGTTGTTCGATGAGTTAAGAGAAAAAGGATCCTTACAAAAGGGCGTACGTCTTGGGAAAGGCAAAGGTATCCTTAAAGTTGCCTCTCATGGAGTTTCAGAGTTACCTGATGATTTGAATTGTGAGCATAACGATCACATTATTATATCTACTGCTCTCGCAGAAAAGAATTCTCAAGAAAAAAGAAAAGTAATTCTTGTTAGTCGCGACATTAACATGAGAGTTATCGCTGACTCTATTGGTGTACTTTCAGAAGATTATGATAAAAATCAGGCAATAAGAAAAGAAAGCGATCTTTATTCTGGGTTTGCTAAACATCTCGTAGATGAACAAATGGTAGATCAGTTCTACTCTGGGGAAAGCGTCTTTATTGATAAAGAAGAAAAAGTTGGGCTCTTGCCAAATCAGTTTATTATGCTTGTCTCAAATACGAATGAAAAGAAGACTGCACTTTGCCGCTTCATGGGTTACATGTGGCCACTACAAAAGGTTCAGGAATACAAAAATGGGCTCTGGGGAGTTCGCGCCAGAAACAAAGAGCAATCATTTGCCCTTGACTTGTTAATGGATCCAGATGTTCAAATTGTATCTCTCATCGGTAAGGCAGGTTCGGGAAAGACTCTATTAGCTATCGCAGCGGGGTTAGAGCAAGTTGTAAGCAACAAGACGGTAATGAGTGCAGCCTTTGATAACAAAGGCTTCTCAGACGGCTTATACAGGCGTTTAATCGTATCTCGCCCAGTACAGCCTATGGGAAAAGACATTGGTTTCCTTCCGGGCACAATGGAAGACAAGATGAAACCTTGGTTGGCGCCAATCGAAGATAACTTAAAGTTCCTAACTGGTGATGACAACTCTACGCTAGAAATGTACATGGAAAAGGGCATCATTGAGATGGAGGCGCTTACTTACATACGCGGCCGCTCAATCGCAAACTCATTTATTATTGTTGATGAGGCACAGAACCTTTCGCGCCACGAGGTAAAGACTATCCTCACAAGAGCCGGTGAGGGTACAAAGATTGTCCTTACTGGTGATGTTGAGCAAATAGACAACATCTACATCAATGAGACCTCTACGGGCCTAGTACATGCAGTAGAAAGACTGAAGAAGTTCGATATCGCCGGCCATGTTACGCTACGCAAGGGCGAAAGATCTAAGCTAGCAACCGTCGCAGCAAAGAATTTATAAAATAATACTTGACTTTAGTGTTAATTTAGGTTATAATTATATTATGGAGAATAATATGGAAGATCTTGGAAATAAAAGTCCCGAACTTGAAAAAGAGGTGGAAAAAGACACGCCGCTAAAAGAATGGCTTGTAAATTATGTAGGTACAGAGTTTCAAAAGAATCTGGAAGAAGATAATAAGGAGTGGGATGGCTCTGTCACGGTAGAAATGATTGTAGAGATCGCTTCGAAAGAGTTTCCAGAATTTATGATGGCAATTGCAGAAGAGAATTGGATCAGGGGATATCATCAGGCCTTAGTTGACGTAAGAGAGGGAGAGAAGCTCTATAAAGAAGAGTTGAAAAAGCAAGAAGAAAAAAATGTCAACGAGGAATAGAATAAAGGAAGCAATTGAGAGATCTGTCAAAAAGACGAAAGCACAGCAGAAAGAGTATCTACTTTTTGGAAGAATAATTGTTTATGTAAATGGAGAGTTGACCCAAGGCGTATCGATGGACGATACCATTAAAAGAGTAGAAGAAACAATTCCGGCGCATCTAATGGACGAGATTGACTCTATATTCATTGGATACTTTGAAGAAAATGAAGAAAGAGCATTAGAAGCTCACTACGATTCGGGTGCCATATACATATCAAACATGTTGGATAGAGATTTTGATTTTTTAGAAAATATAATTCATGAAGCATCTCATGCTGTAGAAAAACAGCATGGCCTACAAATATATGGCGATAGAAAAATAGAAATTGAGTTTGCCGGCAAAAGAAAAAGACTTAAGAGTATTTTAAAAAATGAAGGCTTTAGCGTTGACGCTTACGATTTTATGAATACCGAATATAACGAAACGTTTGATAATTTTCTATATAAAGAGGTTGGGTATTCAAAGCTAGGTAGCGCTGTAATGGGCCTTTTTGTTTCTCCTTATGCCGCAACTTCCCTAGAAGAGTATTGGGCCGTTGGCTTTGAGGATTATTTTGTAGGCGATAGAGAGTACCTAAAAAAGATCAGCCCACAACTATTTAATAAAATTAAGGAGATTAAAGATGATATCGAATAACTGCAAAATTGAAGTCACAGAAGAGGGTGAGAATGTTTTAGTTAAAATTACATCTCCCATTTATGATCCCCTAAAGACCCCGCGTATAAGAGTTGGAGTACGCGATGTAGTGGATTATTTAAAAGATAAAGGCTATCCAGATGTAGAATGCATTAAGGGCGGTACCTTTAGCAATAGAAGAGCCACAGAAGAAAATTGGATTTTTTCAAAGAAAGCGCTTGACAAACCTGCTGAAAAGGTTATATTAAGTAAAGAGAAGAAAGCTGCGCCTAAAAATAAAAGTAAGGCAAAGAAAAAAGACAAGTAAGTAGAGGTGGGTATTGTCACACATTTCCTTTTCGGAAATGAAGATTTGGAACGAATGTTCTTATCGTCATAAATTAGAATATCTAGATGGCCTTCGGTCATTTATGGGTAATGAGTATACTGCGTTTGGCTCTGCCATTCATGATTTCTGTGAGAACATCTTGGTTAAAGAGATTAACGAAAACCACGAAGTGTATTTTACCAAGAAGTTTGAAGATAGAATTAAACCACTATTGAAAGACGAAGTTGATTTAGATGGCAAACTATTGCGCCAAATGGAACTTCAAGGTTTTGACTTACTGCCAGAGATACTTCCGGGAGTTAACGATTATTTCGAGGACGGCTTCGAAGTACTCCAAACAGAAGAATCGCTATACGAGAATATGGAAGGCACTGACTATAAGTTCAAGGGCTTTATCGACCTCGTTGTAAAGACACCTGATGGAAAGATTCACATTATCGACTGGAAGACCTGCTCTTGGGGCTGGAATAGGCAACGCCGTTCCGAGCCAATGACGACTTACCAGTTGACACTTTATAAAAACTTTTATGCCAAGAAGCACGGCATCGATCCAAGCAAAATTGAGACACACTTTGCGCTCCTCAAGAGGACGGCAAAGAAAGGTAGCAAGGTAGAAATCTTCCGAGTTACCAGTGGCCCAAGGAAGACGACCAGTGCTATGGCACTATTAAACAGAGCAATACAAAACATAGAAAAAAAGACATCCATTAAAAATCGTCTTTCTTGCAAGTATTGTGCATTTTACAAAACGGAAAATTGTACATGAAAAAAACAAAGATATTCGTGATATCAGATCACCCGCTAGCGCCATCCGGTGTTGGTACGCAAACAAAGTATTTTATTGATGCTTTACTGGAGACAGGCAAATATAAGTTTGTTTGTTTTGGTGGCGCCATGAAGCACGAAAGCTATGAACCAGTAAAAACAGAACAATGGGGCGATGATCTTGTAATTATTCCTGTTGATGGATATGGAACACATGATAGTGTTAGGTCTTTAATCAGAACAGAGAATCCTGATATTTTGTGGTTTATGACAGATCCAAGATTTTACGAATGGCTTTGGGACATTGAAAATGAAGTTAGGCCGCTAATGCCAATGATCTATTATCATGTATGGGACAATTTTCCTGCACCCATGTATAACAAGAAATTTTATGAATCCAATGATGTTATCGCATGTATATCCAAATTAACACGGGATGTTGTAAAAGAGGTAGCCCCAGATGTGTGGAGTACATATTTACCCCATGCAGTAAATGATAAAATTTTCCAAAAACGAACTAAAAAAGAGATCGATGGCTTTAAGAAAGAGCATTTCGAACACATGAAAGATAAAGTTATTTTCTTTTGGAACAATAGAAATGCGCGTAGAAAACAAAGCGGTACTTTAGTATATTGGTTTAATGAGTTTGCAGAGCAAGTCGGTCCTGAAAATGTATGTTTGATAATGCACACTGATCCAAAAGACCCCAATGGTCAAGATCTTAATGTTATTATGCAGTCAGTAGGTGCCTCGGATGGTAGAATAATGATTTCTCCAAATAAAGTTCCCTCTGAAGGTTTAGCGACGATATACAACATGGTCGATTGTACAATTAATATTTCAGATGCAGAAGGGTTTGGTTTAGCAACTCTCGAATCCCTTGCTTGCGGAACTCCAATTATTGTTAATATGACTGGTGGCCTACAAGAGCAAGTAACAGACGGCGAGGAGTGGTTTGGAGTTGGTCTTGAGCCAGCGTCTAAATCTATTATAGGATCCCAGCAGGTTCCATATATTTTTGAAGACAGGCTAAATAAAGAAGACTTTATCAGCGCCCTTCATAAAATTTATAATATGTCTCCAGAAGAAAGAGAAGAACTTGGAGAAAAGGGAAGGCAGCACGTCTTAAAGAACTATAATTTTGAAAACTTCAAGAAACAATGGAATGATTTGATTGAAGAAGTTGTTGAAAAATGCGGCTCTTGGGAAGAAAGAAAAGGTTATAAATCTTGGGACATCAAGGAGGTAGTTTCGAAATGAAAAAGATTATTGTAAGAGGTCCACTTTTGTCGGCATCAGGATATGGAGAGCAAAGCAGATTTGCGCTTCGTTCTTTGAGGGGTCATGAAGAAAGATTTGATATATATATGGCAACAACTGAATGGGGCCAAACTGGCTGGGTGCACGATGATACCGAAGAGCGTCGTTGGATCGACAAGATTTTGGCTAAAACTATAGCATATATTCAGCAAGGCGGTCAATTTGATATCTCGTTGCAGATAACAATACCTAACGAGTGGGAAAGGATGGCACCAATAAACATTGGATATACTGCTGGAATTGAGACGACAAGAACAGCGCCAGTGTGGCTAGAAAAAGCAAACATGATGGATAAGATTGTAGTTGTGTCAAATCATGCAAAAAATGTTTTTGAGAGTACAACATACAAAGGCACTGACCGAAATACTGGCGAAGAAATAACTTTAGCATGCCAGACTCCAATAGAAGTTGTAAATTATCCCGTTCGAAGTTCAAAAAATCTTGAGCTAGACCTTGATTTAGAATATGACTTCAATTACCTTGCAGTAGCGCAATGGGGCCCTAGAAAAAATTTAGAGAATACAATTAAGTGGTTTATAGAAGAAAATTTTGATAGAAAAGTGGGATTGGTTGTAAAAACGTTTGTAAGAAAAAGCAACGTCATGGATAGAGAATATACTTATAAAAATTTACAAAACCTAATAAGCGCACATCCAGAAATGGAATGTAAGGTGTACCTTGTGCACGGAGACTTGTCGGATGATGAGATGCATTCTTTGTATAGAAATCCTAAAATTAAAGCCTTTGTTTCTTTGACTCACGGCGAGGGTTATGGTTTGCCGCTTTTTGAGGCAGCGTACACAGGGATCCCAGTAGTAGCTCCAGGTTGGTCTGGCCAGTGTGACTTCTTGTATGCTCCTTTTGAATCAAAAAATAAAAAGAATAAAAAAGAAAAGATGCGGCCGTATTTCGCTGAAGTAGAATACACGATAGAACCAGTTCCTCAATCAGCTATATGGGAAGGAGTTATACAGGCCGACTCGATGTGGTGTTATCCGCAAGAAGGCTCTTATAAGATGAGGCTTCGTCAGGTTTATAAAAACTATGATAAATGGAAATCAAAAGCAGATTACTTGCAAAAATGGATTTTAGATAATTTTACAAATGAAATACAATATGGTAAGTTTGCAAACGCTGTATATCAAGAAGAAAAGTTTGAAATCGAAGACTGGCTTAATGAACTAGAAAAAGAGGCGGTAGAGTTTGACTAATGTATGTTTCATAGCAGACTTTTTTGTCAACCAAATAGCTGGAGGCGGTGAACTTAATAACGAAATCGTAATTAAAGATTTATCCGAAAATGGCTACAATGTGGAAAGAATGAATAGTCATTCTGCCGGACTGCAAAAGATTAAGGCTATGAAAGATGTATTCTTTATTGTATCAAACTTTATCAATCTTCACGAAGACAGCAAAGATTATATAGAAAAAAATACTGATTATGTCATATACGAGCATGATCATAAATATTTAAAATCTAGAAACCCAGCAATGTACGAAGACTATCTAGCTCCGGAAGAGGAGATTATAAATTATAATTTTTATAAATCCGCAAAAGCTGTTTTTTGTCAATCAAATTTTCATTGTGAAATAGTAAGAAAAAATTTAAAACTTGACAATATAGTAAATTTAGGGGGAAACCTCTGGCATGAATCAGATTTAAAAAAGATGGAAGAAATTACATCCAGAGAAAAAAATAATATTTGTTCCATCATGGAGTCAATAGTAGATCACAAAAATACAAAAGGCTCAATTGTATATTGCAAATCAAAAGGCTATAAATACGAACTAATAGAGCCTTGTGACTATCATCAGTTTCTTGATAGGCTTGGTAAAAACGAAAAGCTTGTGTTCTTCCCCCTCACCCCAGAAACATTATCTAGAGTTGTTGTAGAGGCGAGAATGATGAATATGAAAGTTATAACAAACAATAGAGTCGGCGCGACAAGCGAAGAATGGTTTAAACTTAAAGGTTTGGAATTAATTGACTTTATGAGACAAAAAAGAAAAGAAATAATACAAAATGTCGAGGAACATATTAATGGATAATAGTATATGCCTTATAACCCCTCCATCTCCATTTTTGCTGGATGAAAGGGTGTTTATTCACCTAGGAATTTTAAAAGTAGCTTCTGTCCTAGAGAGAGAAGATGTGAAGGTTGATTTTTTAGACCTTAGCGGTGTTAACAATTATTTAGATGTAGTGGACAATTATATTAATTCAAGCGGCTCTAGCAATACATTTGGAATAACTGCAACCACACCACAGGTTCCAAACGCTGTCAAACTTTGCAAAATAATCAAAGACAGAAGTCCAGCCGCAAAAGTTATATTGGGAGGCCCTCATGTCACTCTTATGAATTCTGCGTCGAAGAGAGAAAAGAAACGTGGCCTAGACAAGGGTAATAGGGCCACCTTTGACGTTGAAAGCCTATCTTCTATATTTGACATAATCGTCTGTGGAGACGGAGAAAAAGCGATATTTGAAGCGTTAAAAATTGATTCTGGAATTGTCGATGCTGACGATAGAAAGTCTCCGATGTTTTTGACAAATGAAGATTTTTCAAGCCTACCAATGCCGGCAAGGCACCTAGTAGACATTGATAGTTATAAATATTTTATCGAGGACGCAAGGGCTGTAAGTCTGATTGCACAATTGGGTTGCCCATTTCACTGCGCTTTTTGTAGTGGAAGAAATTCTCCATTTTTAAGAAAAATAAGAACAAGATCAATTGACTCCATTATCGAAGAGATTGATCACCTATATAAGAATCACGGATTCAAGGGTTACATGTTCTACGATGATGAGCTTAATGTCAACAAAGGCATGGTAGATCTGATGAATAAGTTATCGGATTACCAAAAAGAAAACAATGTGGAGTTTCGACTAAGAGGGTTTGTAAAGGCGGAGCTGTTTACTGATGAGCAGGCCGCGGCCATGTATCGAGCCGGCTTCAGGTGGCTTCTTACTGGGTTTGAGTCAGGCGATGAAAAAATATTAAAAAACATTAAGAAGATTGCCACAATAGAAGACAATACACGCTGCGTAGAGATTGCAAAGAGAAACAATTTAAAAGTAAAAGCATTAATGTCAATAGGTCATGCAGGAGAAAGCAGAGAGACTGTTGAGAACACAAAGAACTGGCTTCTAGAGGTGAAGCCAGACGACTTTGATTGCACTATTATTACAACTTATCCAGGTTCTCCTTATTTTGACAACGCAGAAAAGCAGGACGACATATATGTCTATTCAGATCCAAGCAACGGAGACAAGCTATATCAGTCCTCGATAAACTATTTGGAAGACCTAGATTACTATAAAGGAGACCCAGAGGGCGGATATGTTTCATATGTTTGGACAGACCACCTTTCTGCCCAAGGATTGGTAGATGCAAGAGGGGCTCTAGAGAAAGAAGTAAGAGAAAAATTGAATATCCCCTTTAACCCGTCACGACCAGGAATAAAATATGAGCACTCCATGGGTATGGGAAATATAAACATTCCAGATCATATTTTACGGAGAAGCAGTTGACATTTTTTAACATAGTCGTTCCATTTTATAATGTTGATAAATGGATAGGAACTTGTATTAAGTCAATCAAGGCGCAAGAATATAAAGACTTTAGGGTAGTGCTGGTTAACGATTGCAGCACTGACAACACGATTTCGACAATAAATGACATTATTAACAAAGATGATAGATTTGAATTAATACATACAGAAAAAAATGGTGGTGCACTCAACTCTACTTGTTTGGGTATAAGTCATTTGTCGCCAAAAGATGAAGATGTAATTATTGTTTTAGATGGCGATGACTGGTTTTCAAGAAAAGATGTTTTACAGATATTGGACAAGGCATATGAAGAGACAGAATGCCTGATGACATATGGAAGCTATCTTGAGTGGCCAAAAAAGGAAAGAGGCAAGTTTTCGAAACAATTGCCAGATAATGTTGTTAAGCATAAGTTGTTCAGGCAAAGCCAGTGGATGACATCTCACTTGCGAACATTTAAGTTTAAATTGTGGAATAAAATTAACAGAGAGGACATCACCGATGAAAACGGAGATGTGTATAGAATGGCAGGAGACTTACCTGTAATATTCCCAATGCTTGAGATGGCAGAAGAGCGCAGTCACTTCATAGAGGATATATTGCATGTCTACAATCGAAGTAATCCCCTAAATGAGGATAAAATAAATCATGAACTTCAATTGTCTATAGAGGCAGAAGTTAGAAGAAAGCCAATATATCCCAGAATGGTTGAGTCCTGTCACTCCGAGAACATAAATTTTTTTGACAAGAAGAAAGTTCCAAACTATAAAAAAATATGGGAAGAATCAGATTCAATATTGCTGTCTAACGATAAGTCTGGCAGTACATGGCTTAGGTTTTGTATAGAGTTTCTATCTCAAAGGCCGACTATTGGTCCTATTTTTTTAGACAAACAAACAGCTGTCATTGATCTTCCTTTGTTTTCGCAGGTAGATTATAAAAAATTTAATGGATATAATAACAAAAAATCTATTGTGGCCAAGACGCACGAAATTCTACCGATAGAGAGTTTTTGTTCTGAGGGAAATAAAGGACAAAAACTAATTCTATTGTTAAGAAATTATAAAGAATTAATCAGCCGTCCGGACGCGCACAATGATGGCACCTCTCGTAAACATGAACAAGTTGAAGAAAAAATACATAAGCTTAAAATAATAGATCGCTATGTAGAGAAAATAAAATTTTATGATAACTTTAAAGGTGAAAAAACTATTATTTTTTATGAGGACTTGATTAAGAATTTTGAGACATCAATGAAAGATATGATTAATTTTTTAAAATTGGGAGAAAAAGGATTACAAAATCTTGAGTTAATGTTGGGAGACTTTAATAATTTTAAAAATTTAAGTATCAATTCTTATAAAAAATTACCACATATTTTAGTCGGCGCACTTAAGGATGAAAAGGTGAATATATTCAACCCCAATAAAAAGAACAATATTCCAGATAAAATTTGGAATGAAAAAAAACAGGCTTTTCTTACCACATCCATGGCTCCGGGCGCATATAGTGCAGAAGAAGTCGGCAAACATGTTTTTCTGATGCATCCATCAGAATATTATTTTAGTTATAAAAGTAAAGAAATTTTTTTAACAAATAACAATGGCCCAAATGGAAAAAAAGTAATAAAAGCTAATGTTGAACATTTAATAACAAGCTGGGAAAGCTCTGATGATCAATTAGAAAAAAAGGAAATGACACTTTGGCCCGATGAGTTGTTTTTAATAATGCCAGATACTGCAATTGGAGTAAACTATAAAACACAATATAAGACACACACTGCAAAGTCCGCGGACATCCATCATCATTCAAAAAAAGCTCTAAGCCTACCAGAGAGGATAAAAGTAGACTCTGAAGTGAGAGAAAAAGATTCGTCTTTATTTAAAAAATATTGTATCAGATATCAGGAGGAGGCGTGATATCAGCCGAGATGCTAGGTAGGCTAGGCAACCAGATGTTTGTCGCGGCAGCAACACACTCATTGGCACTAGACAACGCAGACGAGGCAGTTTTTCCTAACTCTATATCGGGAATTACTCCAACCGACCGCGAAACTATGCTGCATAGAAAAACAATATTTAGAAAATTAAAGTATACTGATGACTTAAGTTTTATAGAGTGGCTGCATGCAGAAAACACAGATCATACGCATAGCCCCATAGAGTATAAAGACAATTTATTCTTAAAAGGATACTTTCAATCTGAAAAATACTTTAAGCATAATAGAAATGCCATTATTGAATTATTCGAGCCGCTAAAACAGATTGACGATTTTTTAGAAAGAAAATACTCTGACTTAATAAAAAATAAAAAAGCAGTCTCTGTTCACATTAGAAGAGGAGATTACTTGCAATTACAGCAATATCATGTTATAATAGGTAAAGAGTATTATGAAGAAGCAAAAAAACAATTTGATAAGGATAGTGTTTTTGTTTATTTTAGTGATGATATAAACTGGTGCAAGGATACATTTAAGGGTGACAATAGCATATTTATCGAAAAACAAGATGATATCTTGGATATGTATTTGATGTCAAAAATAACAAACAATATAATTGCCAATTCTTCTTTTTCTTGGTGGGCAGCATGGCTCAACAAAAATGAAGACAAACAAGTAATTTGCCCATCAAGCTGGTTCGGTCCAGAAAATAGACATTTAGATGTGGCAAAAAAAGATTTAATACCAAAAGAGTGGAAAGTGATATGATAGAAGATGTAGAAGGATTTATCAAAAACCTACGAAGAGATTCGGATGGGCATGTAGTCTTAAACATGTTTGATAACTCTATCTTACACGATAGCTATCTTGAGTCCTCTTTAAGGTGCAGCGCACCAGCATTCGAAAGAAAGCCTGATGTTGTTAGGTTTGTGCAAAGTAATAGTCCTTGGGATGGCATAACCATCTTTACTGATAAAGTATTGCATCTGGCGCCCAAAGTAGAAAGCTCTATTAAGGTTGCTTGGCTTGTTGAGCCACGCGACCTTTTGCCTCAAATATATCAAGTTATATTGCACTTCGAAGATCATTATGATTTTATATTTACATACGACAAAGATCTTTTAAAGAGGGATCCTAATAAATATAAGTTTCACCCATGTGACACCTCTGGAATAGAGCTAGAAAGCCACAAGCTTCACAAGAAAAATAAATTAGTATCAATGATATATTCCGATAAGAAGTGGCTTTTTGGTCACAAGTTAAGGCACATAATAGCCAAGGATCTTATACCGAAAATGGGCTATGATAAGATTGATTTCTTCGGGAGAGGCACAGATAAACCATTAGATTTAAAGTCTGAAGGGACTAATGATTACATGTTCCAAATAGCAATTGAGAATGCAAAAAGGGACAATTATGTTGCAGATAAAATATATGATTGTTTTGTTTGCGGAACAATTCCAATATATTGGGGAGCTCCTAACGTTGGAGATTTCTTTGATGAGAAAGGAATATTATCATTCAATACTCCTGATGAGTTGGAAAAGATACTGAACAACTTAAGTGAAGAAAAGTATCACTCAATGTACGAGCACGTTAAAAATAATTTTGAAAAAGTCAAGCAATATTTAAGGCCAGATGATCTTATATACGAAAGCACAATAAAGCATTTGAGAGAAGGAAAAGTTAAATGGCACATATAACTAAACAATATAATACAAATATATATAAAATTGATAAAGCCGTTTCGGACTTGTTTGGGGTTGAAGATTTAACTAAAATACATGAGCTGGATCTGTCTCTCACAAAAGACAAGCCGTTAACTCAAGATCTTGAGGCAGAGACATATTTTCATAAGAAATTTTATGCTAAATTAAATTCTGGATGGCCAGAGCTAATGAATCCTTTCACTTCTTTTGTGCAAAATGAAATAACAAAAATAATCAAAGGACCCTTTTTATATCAAAAGACACCAACTTTCAGAGTGCATGTCCCAAACCAGACAGCAGTATCGAAGTGGCACTATGACGGAGATCCAAATCATGGACATCCAGACTGGGAGATTAATGTTCAGATCGCTTTGACTGAAATGAAAGATAGTAGCGCAACTTGGACCGAAACAGTACCAGGCTTGGGAGATTACTATCCTATGAATTTAAAAGCCGGAGAGTATGCTTTGTTTGATGGAAACAGGTGCATACATGGAAACTATATTAATAAGACGGAAAAAACTAGGGTTAGTTTTGATTTTAGGGTAATACCTTGCAAAAAATATGATGGCCACGGCGATCCTTCTTTTTATTCTTTTAGGTTGCCAGAAGTAGAAGACGACACAAAATATGGATTTGTTGGGAAATTAAACAACAAGACTAGTTTTTATGGTCGACCATGGGACACATCTGATGGAGGATATTATGATTTCTGCAAAAATGAATAATGAGGCGTATGATCCAAAAAGAGAATATGCGCTAGAAGAGCTAAAAAGTCAAGGATTAATAGAAGATGCTTGGGACGCTGTGTCTCTTTTTGAGAATGCTATGGCTGAATATACTGGCAGTAAATTTGCCATAGCTATTGACAATTGTACCGATGCGCTATATTTGTGCCTAAAGTATTTGAAATGCGACTCCAGTGATGTGATAACAATACCTAAAAAGACTTATTGTTCTATACCAATGCTAATACACAATGCAGGGTGCAACTATAAGTTTGGAGATATTAGTTGGTCAGGGTGTTATCAGTTAAGCCCGTTACCAGTTTATGACTATGCTTTGAGACTACGAAAGGGCATGTATAAAGAGGGAACGTTTCAGTGTTTGTCTTTTCACAGGAAAAAGATATTAAAACTCACAAAAGGCGGAATGATATTGACCGACAACGAAGAAGCCGCAAATTGGTTCAAAGCGATGAGAGCCAAAGGCCGCCACCCACATGAAAAAACATTTTACACTGATGAAAGTTTTGATGTAATGGGTTGGAATATGTATATGCACCCAGAAGATGCCGCAAAAGGATATTTAATATTTAAACAGCTTCCTGATTTTAATGAAGACGCTGGCGGAGACACAAGTTATATAGACCTATCAAAACAGGAGATTTTTATAAAAAATGAAAAATGTTTACTTATTCGAAATAAATGATGTAATTGCAAACCAGATAAAGCTACCATATAGTACAGGTCTCCTGTGGTCTTATTGCGAGACAAAAGAAGCTATAAAAGAAAACTATAAGCTTGATGATTGGTTTTATCACAGAGAAGATGATGATATAATCTTTGACAAAATAAGGAGCCCCTCAATTGTAGGGTTCAGTTGTTTTGTGTGGAATTGGAACTTCAACTTACTAATGGCTAAAAGAATAAAAAAAGCCCACCCAGAGTGTAAGATTATTTTTGGTGGCTGGCAGCAACCTATCTCTGATAGAAGTCAAGGCTTTTTCGAAAAGCATCCATATGTTGATATCTTGGTGCATGGAGAGGGTGAGGCCACATTTGCAGAAATTCTATTAGAGAACATAAAGGAAGACCCAGATTTTAAAAGCGTTTCTGGATGCTCCATAAAAAACCATGACTTATCTACTTTCGTTACTCCACCAAGAGCAAGAATTAAAGACATAGACTCTATGCCGAGCCCATACTTAGATGGCTCTTTTGATAGGTTAGCCGCAAAGTGTGAATATGACATGGAGGCCACCATAGAGACGACTAGGGGGTGCCCATATTCTTGTACATATTGTGAAATAGGGGCAGCTTACCTCAATAGCATTAAAAAACAAAGTGTCGAAAAAGTAAAAAAAGAAATTGATTGGATTTCTGATCATAAAATAGAATTCGTATATAATGCTGACTCAAATTTCGGACTAGTATATAATGACCATCTTGAGGTCACAAAATATATGATAAGCAAAAAGCAAGAAAACGGATATCCAGTGGCACATAGATGTGATTGGGCTAAAAACAAAGCTGGCAAAATTTTGACAATTGCAAAGCTCTTTAAAGATGCAAGTATGGATAAGGGCTTCACAATTGCTTTGCAATCTAAAAATCCAGAAACTCTCAAAGCCATTCGTCGTCGTAATATCGATGAAGGAAAATTGGGCGAATTTCTGAAGATGTATAATGATGCAGGAGTTCCTGCTTATGTCGAGCTTATTCTAGGGCTGCCAGAAGAGACAATGGGCTCTTTCATAAAAGGCATATCAGATGTTATGGAGCTAGAACAACACAACTATATTGGAATATATTCTTTGACAGGTTTCCCGAATACCCCGTTTGGAGAGCCAGAATATGTAGAAAAATATGGCCTCAAATTAATAAAAACATATACTGCATTCAATCATTACGATATATCTGAATTTAACAATTTCGAAAGAGAGACAATGATTGTTGGAAGCAGAACTATGACCTTCGAAGAATATAAAAAGTGTCATTACTTTAGGTGGGCTGTTATGTTTGGTCATTATCTTGGAACAGTTCAATTTATTAGTAGATTTTTAAGAAAGCATTCCGGAATACATTACAGAGAATTCTATGAAAAATTACTAGATTTTGCTTACAAAAATCCCGACTCTATAGTTGGAAAAGAGTTAATTGAGACGACCAATAGTTTGGAAGCAACGCTGGATACAAAGCATCCATGGGGCAGAATACTGAACGACGTAAGAAAGAATTTTGCTTGGGACTTTGAAGAAGCGACGGCAATTACAATAGCAAAAAATAAAGAAAAATTTTATACTGAAATTAAAAGCTTTATTACTAGTTTTCTAAATGTTGATCTTGAGGAAGAAGTTTTAGAAGAGTTAATCCAATACCAGACATCAGCAATTATCGATCCATCTGTTTCATATCCATTTGTAAAAAACTTTAATTACAATATTCATGAAGTTATACACGGAGAAGAGAAGCTAGAAAGGGTAGATAAGCCAATGAGTTTTGCCGCTGAAAACTATGATAGTGACTACTATACATGGGGAAAAGAAAAGTTATGGTGGGGCAGAAGAATTGCCGGCTGTAAATCTAAGGTTGAGTATGCCACAGAATGAGTGGAAATGGGAAACAGCCCACTTAACTCCTGGCGCTGGAATAGTGGTCGTAAGAATGTTCGACGATGGCTGGAGGTATCTAGGATTAAGGAATAAAAGGGGCCTAGATATATCAAAAGGCCACGTAGAAGATGGCGAGGATTTCTTTGACACTGCAATCAGAGAGACAGAAGAAGAATCAGGAATCAAAGAATTAAATTTTAAATGGGGAAAGAACTATATTAATCTAGATTTTTTAAGAGTTTATGTGGCAGAGACAAAAGAAGACGCATCACCGGTTATTAATAAAAAATCAATGATTTATGAGCATGATTCGGCAGAGTGGCTAACATACGAAGAAATAAGAGAACAAGCTCTTGAATACTTGGTTCCGGCTATAGAGTGGGCCAGAGATAGGATAATGCCTTGAAAATAGAAATGAAAGATGTTCTGGACATAAACAAAGATAAGCCGTGTGTAATAACTCTTCACGGCCCAAGTCTTAATTTGCACAAAGAAGCAGTGTCAAAAAAGCAGGAATCCGGAGATGCTATTAGGATTTCTGTCAATAACTGGTTTGACTATTTTACTACCCCTCCGGACTACTGGGTACTATCAAGCTCTGAACACGGGTTCCCGATCAGAAATTTGTTTCATATAATAAAAGAACATAATATGCCTATATTTTATTCTGATGATGGAGATTTTACCCCCAAAGAGATGATACATAAAGAGTTGAATTCTGAATGGATGGTATATGATCAGAGGCATTGGAAGGGAGAAGACTGCATGCAGATCTTAAAATCCTTTAAGGCACATTGTAAAGATAATAAAAACTTTAGTTTTAAAAAATATGGAAACAACGAAATAATGTGGCACCCGCCAAGATGCTATACAATGTCAGGCCATTCATTGGACGGCAAATGTTGTCAACAAAATAACCCTCCCAGAACCACTTTACAAGAATATTTAATGAATCTTTCCGGACATGATGCTCATTATAGCACTGGAGACACTGTAGCCATGCATGCTATAGCTTTTGCTATCATAATGGGTTGCAACCCAATATATGTGTCGGGACTAGATTTAGACTACAATAAGGGCTATGCAAATCCTGACATGTCGGATTGGAAATCAAAGGCTCAAAGTCCAAATGCTTGGACTCCTGTTCGGGATAATTTAGAGAACGATTTAAGGATATTAAATGCTAGCGCTGAAAAAAGAGGAATAAAAGTATATACCCTCAATCAGTCCCCGTGGTATGATGCATTTGAGATAGCCACGGATATAAAATAGTGAAAATCGTAATACCTGCCAGAAGGGGCTCCAAGGGCGTTCCCTTCAAAAACAGAATATTGTTAGAGCACACTTTAAATATAATTCCAGATAGCCTTAAGGGTGATGTCATCATAAGCACAGATGACGATTTTATCATAGAAAAGGCCAAGGAATATAAGGTAAAAGCTGTCAGGAGAAGCGATAAGTTGTCTTCCGACGAAGCATCTGTAAAAGATGTGCTAATAAATTTAATAAAAAATGAAAATATAAGTTGCCAACAGACGATAATCATGTTATATTTAACTTACCCTGAGAGAACTTGGGAAGAGGTAGAGAGTATACTTTCTTTTTTTAATGATAATGACGCAAAATCTGTTTTGTGTAAAAAAGAAGTTAAGACGCACCCACACATGTGTATGTTCGAAGCGGCAGATGGTTTGCGCGGAAAGCAGGTTGTAAGACATAACTTGTATCGTCGCCAAGACTATCCAAAATGTTTTGAAATAAGCCATTACATGTGTGCAATAAAAGCTTCCGAAGTAAATAATTTAAATAAGAATCTTTATAATGAAGACACGTTTTTTTACCAAATTGAAGATAAAATAGATATCGATTATAAAAAAGATTTAGAGGCCTATAATGACAAAAATAATAGCTGAAATAGGAATAAACCATAACGGCTCCATGGAGCAGGCTAAAAAGTTAATCAATGCATCAAAAGTTGCGGGATGTGACTTTGTAAAATTCCAAAAGAGAACACCAGAGATATGCGTCCCAGAAGAGCAGAAAGGAAAATTAAGAGATACTCCTTGGGGAGAAATGAAGTATATTGATTACAAGCATAAGATAGAGTTTGAAAAAGAAGAATATGATGAGATTGAAGAATATTGCAAAGTAATAGGTATCAAGTGGTTCGCTTCAGTTTGGGATATCCCATCAATTGAGTTTATGAAGGGTTATACTAATATTGGAAAGATACCTTCTGCTTTGATTACAGATCGTGAACTAATGAAAGCAGCAAGAGAAGCTTTTGAAGTTCTAATAATATCAACAGGCATGAGTACAGAGGAAGAAATTGAAGAGGCAGTTAGGGTTGGCAAGCCCGATGTGATTATGCACACCAATTCATCTTACCCATCCAAGGTCGAAGAATTAAATTTAAATTACATTACACACCTGAAAGAAAAGTATCCAGATGCTAGCATCGGTTATAGCGGACACGAATTCGGACTGACCACAACTTTTGCCACGATCCCACTGGGTTCAGAGTGGATAGAAAGACACATAACCCTCGATAGGACTTTATGGGGCAGCGACCAGATGGCGTCAGTTGAGCCACACGGAATGATAAAACTTGTAAAGGGAATCAAGGATATTGAGAAGTCCCTAGGTTCGACAGGTCCAAGAAAATTACTGGGCTCTGAATTATCAAAAAGAAAATCATTGAGAGGTAATTGATGATTGTTTATGTCGACATAGACGAAACAATATGTGAATCTCCAGAAAGCAGAGATTACTCCAAGGCAAAGCCTTTGTTCAAAAATATAAAAAAGATAAATAACCTATATGATGAGGGAAATCAAATTGTGTACTGGACAGCCAGAGGGACAGGATCTGGCATTGACTGGGAAGAGATCACAACGGAACAATTCAAAAGATGGGGAGTCAAGCATCATGAGATTAAATTTGGCAAACCAATTTATGATCTTTTCATAGACGACAAAAATATTAATTCAAATTCTTTTTTTGAGAGAACAGATGATAAGATTAGCTGAAAAAATAATAGACAACGAAGATATAGAAAATCTCAAGGGCTGGCTTGATAAAACTGATATCTATACAAAGGGAGAAGAGACGATCATGTTTGAGAAAGAGTGGTCGGAGTGGATAGGCACAGACTATTCTGTGTTTGTTAATTCTGGATCTTCTGCTAATTTATTGGTAGTTCTGTCCATGATCCATGCAAACAAATTAAGAAATAAGAAAATAATCGTACCAGCAGTTAGTTGGGTAACCACTGTATCGCCAGCAATGCAGCTTGGCCTTGAGCCGATACTTTGCGATGCAGATAAGGATGATCTAGGTTTCGACATTCAAGACTTTGAAAGGCTTTGTAAAGAACACAGACCATCAGCAGCTATTTTAGTACATGTTTTAGGTCACTCCAACAAGATGGAGCAGTTAATGTCCATATGTAAAAAGTATGATGTCTTGCTTGTAGAAGATTGTTGTGAGGCTTATGGTAGCCAAATAGGAAACAAAAAGCTTGGAACGTTTGGTTTGGCTAGCACTTTTTCTTTTTTCTATGGGCATCAAATGTCGACTATCGAGGGCGGAATGGTTTCTACTAACGACAGAGAGCTTTACAATGTTATGCTCTCAATAAGATCCCATGGCTGGTTAAGGGACAACGAAGAGTATTTTAGAGACAGACATATGAAAGAAAATGGGATAGTTGATGAATTCAACCACAAATACTTTTTTGTTTATCCAGGATTAAATGTCAGAAACACTGACTTGAGCGCTTTTTTGGGTAGAAATCAATTAAAGAAAATTGATACTTTTGTGGAAAACAGAGACAGAAACTATAAAAGATTTTTACAAAACTTGGAAGGGCACACATGGGTCCAAAAAAGCGAAACAAGCCCCACATCTGCTTTGGCATTTGGGGTGATAGATCAATCAAAGAAGAGCATAACGAAAGCGTTGATTGAGAATAATATTGAATGTCGCCCTTTAATTTGTGGTTCTATTCAAGAACATCCTTTCTGGAACAAAGAATATCCAAAAAGAGATTTGCCAAACGCATCAAGAGTGCATAAATATGGTTTTTATGTGCCGTGCCATCAAGACTTGACAATCGACGAAGTTGACAAGATTAGTGAAATTATTATTCAAGGACGGATATAGATATGAAATGTAGAATTTCAAATAAAGAAACAACAGAAGTTTTTACACTGGGACAACTACAGATGTCTGACTTCGTTGAGGGTGATGAAGAGCCTAGAACTGGTGTTGGCGAACTCAAGCTGATGCTTTGTGAGGAATCAGGCCTTCTTCAATTAGAAGAAACGCTGCCGCTTGAATCAATGTACGGAAAATACTGGTATAGATCTGGCACAAATGATACCATGAAGGGGAAACTTAAAGACGTCGCAGAATCCTGCTTGTCTTCTGTCTCTATGGAAGATGGAGATGTTTTTTTGGACATCGCCTGTAACGACGGAACAATGCTTGGCTATGTGCCAGACAACATTATTAAGGTTGGAATAGACCCCGCAGATGATTCTTTTTTGGAAGAATCCAGAACTCGCGCAGATGAGGTTGTGCAAGACTTTTTTAGCGCTGAATCTTATAAAAAAACAAAGTATGGCAGCATAAGTCCTAAAATTATAACTACTATTGCAATGTTTTACGATCTGGACAAGCCATTGCCTTTTGCGGAGGATGTTAAAGAAATTCTACATGATGATGGAATATGGGTATTACAACTTAGCTACACTCCTCTCATGATAAAACAATTAGCTTTTGACAATATATGTCACGAACACATATGCTACTACTCCTTGGAATCAATTAAGTATCTAATGGACAAAGTTGGTTTTGATATAGTAGATTGTATTCTAGATGATGTTAACGGAGGAAGCTTCCGCATTTATCTTATGAAATCTGAAGCGGACAAAACAAAATTTAGAAACCAACAACAAAGAGACGTTGCCGACTTTAGGGTCAATTCTATCCTCGAATACGAAAAATCATTAAAACTAAAAGATCCAGAAACCTATAGGGATTTTTATAAACAAATATGCAACCTAAGAGACAAAACGGTTTCTTTTATTGAGAAAGAGAAAGAAAAGGGTAAGAGCATATGGGGATATGGAGCCTCTACAAAAGGAAGCACTTTGATGCAGTGGTACGGACTCAACCATGAACATGTTGATTTTATCGCTGAGAGGTCTGAGTATAAATTTGGAATGAAAACAGCTGGCACATCTATCCCGATATGTTCTGAAGACAAGATGAGAAAAGAGCAGCCTGATTATTTACTAATATTGCCATGGCATTTTATAGCAGAATTCTCCCAGAGAGAAAAAGAATATATCGATAATGGTGGAAAGTTTATTGTTCCGTGCCCAAAATTCATGATATACCCTAGCGAGGATAAATAATGGATATTTTATCAGTACAAGAAAAGGTGCTTGTCACCGGCGGAACCGGCATGCTCGGCGTTGCCTTGCAAAAGATTATGCCAAACGCAAATTATGTTGGTAGCGAATTTGATTTGACAAGCTTTGATGAAACTATGAAATTATTTTACACAACAAAGCCAGAATATGTAATTCATTTAGCGGCAAAAGTTAGCGGAATGAAAGGAAATATGGACGCTATAGGAGAGCATTATACGCATAATGTTCTTATGAATACAAATGTTTTGGAAGTAAGTAGGATATTCAAAGTAAAGAAGTTGTTGTCGGTGTTAAGCACTTGTGTTTATCCTAATGATGCAAAGCTTCCATTGGTAGAAGAAGACATTCACTATGGAGAGCCCCATTCTACAAACTTGGGATATGGATTCTCGAAAAGAATGGTAGATGTTCAGGCAAGAACCTACAGAAGACAATATGGAGTTAACTACGTTAATGTTATTCCGAACAATCTTTTTGGAGAAAATGATAATTTTCATTTGGTAAACAGCCATGTAATCCCTTCAGTAATAAGAAAAGTACACGAGGCAAGAACAAATAACACTCCCTTGGTATTGTGGGGAGACGGAAGCCCCATGAGAGAGTTTACTTACTCTAGAGATTTGGCCAAAATTATTATTTTTTCTTTTGACAATCATGATGGAATTCATCCAATTAATGTTGGTAATCCTGGAGAATATTCGATTAAAGAGCTAGCAGAGACTGTTTGCGACATAATGGACTATAGGGAGCCCATCACATGGAACACAAACGTAAGCAATGGACAGCCGAGAAAACCTTCCGACAATACAAAATTTTTGGAACTCGGATGGAAAAACAATAATTATACAGATTTTAGGGATGCTTTAGAAGAGACCTGTAAGTGGTTTTTAGATAATTATCCAAATGTTAGAGGTGTAGAATGAGAACCGCTTTAATAACTGGTGTTACGGGACAGGATGGATCTTATTTAGCAGAATTTTTGCTAGAAAAAGGTTATAGAGTAGTCGGACTAAAAAGAAGAACATCAACAATAACCACAGATCGCATTGATCATATATTTGATAATCCTAATTTTATTCTTCGGTATTTCGAACTTAATGATGTTGGGAGCATGTGGAGATTGTTGCAAGAGTATAAGCCAGATGAAATATACAATCTAGCGGCCCAGTCTCATGTGCGCGTGTCCTTCGAAATACCAGAGAGCACGGCTGATGGCGTAGCTTTGGGTACAATGAGATTATTAGAAGCAGCAAGGCATGTCGTCCCAGATGTGCGTTTTTATCAAGCATCATCATCAGAAATGTTCGGAGATAATCCAGAATACCCACAAAGCGAAGATACTGCATTGATGCCAGCATCGCCATATGCTTGCGCGAAGGTGTTTTCACACCACTTAATACGAAACTACCGAGTCGGATACGGCATGCATGCTTCGTCAGGTATCCTATTCAATCACGAGTCTCCCCGAAGAGGCGAGACTTTTGTTACAAGAAAAATTACATTAGCAGCGGCAAGAATTAAACTTGGACTGCAAGACAAGCTCTATCTCGGAAATCTTGATTCAAAACGAGATTGGGGATTTGCTGGAGACTATGTTGAAATGATGTGGTTAATGTTACAACAGGAAGAACCAGACGACTATGTTGTTGCAACGGGCAGAACATATACCGTAAGGGCCTTTCTGGAGGTTGTTTTCGAACATGCGGGCCTAGACATAGAAAAGTATGTAGAAATCGATGAGCGGCTATTTAGGCCACAAGAAGTACCGCTTTTGCTGGGTGACCCATCAAAAGCAAGAAGAAAACTCAATTGGGTTCCAAAAGTGGGATTTGAAGAGTTAGCAAAAATGATGTATGAATCAGATCTTAAAAAGATCAAAGGAAATATAAAATGAAAGAAATGAAACTAACCGATCAAGCAGTGGGCGCACTTATGATGGCACTACAGAAATCATTAATGGAGCAAAGTGATATTGTTCCGGTTATAAAAGGCTTTAGAATTAAATTGTCAGAAGAGGGCTTGGTTGTTATCAATCCTCCAGTAGTCAAACTTTCAGAGAATGTTGACTTAGAGGAAGAGTAGTAATTGCCTAAATATACTTACAAGTGTAAAGAGTGCAAAAATTGTTTTGATATTGTTCATAGCATGCTTGTTAAGTTAAAAGATTGTGATGCCTGCAATACGATTGGCACACTATTTAGAGTTCCTTCTGTAAATTATTCTATGATTAATAAAGAAGACAAAGGTCCAAAAACTGGGTCAGTTGTTAAGGAATTTATTGAAGACGCTAAACAAGATTTAAAAAAAGAAAAAGCAGAAATGCAAAGAGAAGAGTATTAAATGGAAAATATTAATGGAACATTGTTGGGTTTTTTGTTTGCCTCCGCATCTTTAAATATATTTTTGCTTTGGTTTCTTGTTAAATCACTGCGTAAATTATTATTTGTATCTTATAATTTAGAAGATATAGATGAAGCAATAAACAACTATAGGGAACATTTAAAGTCTGTATATGAGTTAGAGACTTTTTATGGTGATCAGACCCTGCAAGGCTTATTAACTCATTCTTATGGGTTGGCAGAATTTTTAGAACAATTTGAGGATATATATGAAATATCATACGATGAACAATCGGAGGAAGAAAATGATGAAAGAAGAGAACAAGCCTACGGCGAATATTCCCCCTCCGAAGAAGAGGAAGAGGAGAAAAAAGGCTAAAAGATTATATTTTACGCAGGTGCACGAGGACGCGATAGTTGAGTATGTCGCCACCGATAGTATAAAAGTAAGAACAGAACTATATGTAAACTACATAGGCCCCGCCTTAGATGAGATGGTGGACAAAATTGTTTTTACATATAAGTTTACAAACCTTCCAAATATCGACTACCTTAGAGATGAGTGCAAGATTTGGCTAGTAACTATATTAGATAAATACGACCAAAGCAAAGGCTCAAAGGCTTTTTCTTATTTCAGCGTCATAACAAAAAATTGGTTTATACATCAAGTAAAGAAGCGCGGTAAAAAGAATCGATTGGAAGTCGACATTAATGAGATGCCAAGAGAACAAGAATTAAAACATGTATCCATAGAAAATCCCTATCAGGAAAATAGAGAACATGATGAATTTTTTATATTTTTAAGACAAGAGATAGACTCTTGGGAACACAAAAATATGAAAGAAAATGAAGAAAAGGTTCTAAATGCAGTTAAAATATTGTTTGAAAGCTCTTCTGATATAGAAATTTTCAATAAGAAAGCTATTTACCTATATCTAAGAGAGATAACTGGCTTGAATACAAAACAGGTTGTTAACAACCTAAATAAAATGAGAGTCAAATACAAAGTTTTTAAAAAGAAGTGGGAGATGGGAGACTTATGAAAAACCTCGATCATTATCTAAAAGATGCTATAGATAATATAAAAGAAGATCGTGAAGTTACACGAGAACTTCTAGATGATGTCATGAGGTACCTTTCAAAGTCAGAAGAACACCATCGTTCAGTTGGTCCTGTGGCTGCAAAATATGTTGAAACGTTGCAGCGCTCAAACGAACAGTTAGTTAAGGTCTCTACGATTATCCAAAAACAACAACAAGGAGAGACTGGATTGTCAGATGATGACAAAGCAGATATCTTTGACATGCTCCAGGGAAAAGACGCGGATGAGCAACAGTAGCTGGAAACCAAATATTTTTGAGCTGAATCCTCACTCAAAAGATTCTATGGGCGAATATGATAGAGCCGCTGATGCTGATGGGATTGATCCGCTATATAAGGTTAGGGTCGCTATTAATGGATTTTATGAAGAAAAAAATAAATTAAAAATAAATTCATCATGGAAGGCCATATGTTTACATTCTCATGTTCAATATTTTGATGATTCAAAGTCATATTCATTGGCTTCTTTTTTTAATAAAAACGATGTGGGGGTAATTACCGTTATAGCTAGAATTCCAGAACTTGACTCTATTATTCCATTCCCAGACGTAACTGGAGAGTCACAGAATTTATCGGATATATCAGCCAAACACTTGGGCATGCACAGAAAATTTACAAAAAGAATTGAAAGCCAAAAAGACATATCAACAATACCTTCTCCTGGCGATATAATTGAGGTCGACTTCGAGGGCGGTTCGCATTTAACTGGGATTCCAATTTATTTGGGTATTTATGAAAGAGGTATCGGGATTATCCCAGATGGAAACAGCAGTGTTGATTCTGGAAAAGATGCTTTCTCTAGCAACGGCAACGTCAATACATTAGATGGAGTATCTTAAGAATGGGCCTGACAAACAAAAGCAAACCTTCAGTAGATAGAAGAGAGACAGACGAGCAGAAAGCTGCATTAGAAGGTTCTGAATTTGGTTCCGGAATAGGCCTTAATAATGATCCTAGCTTTGAAAACCTTGTTGTCTTTGATCAGGCTCGCCGTGAAAAAGTACTTTCAAATGACGATTCTTATATTGTCCTTGGTGGGGACAGAATAGCCAGTAAAGCCAGTGGTTATGGCGGCAAAGGTCATACCGGCGCACACATGATAGATTTAGTGGTTGGTAGAAATGATAGCTTAAAGGGTAATCCTGTATTCGCCCATGACGCCGCAAGGGTATATATTTCTCAAAAAACTGATGTTGATCGATCTTTTGGATTGGTTGAAGGTACAGTGAAAAATCCAAAAGCTCGCTCTTCTGTAGCAATTAAAGCAGATGGAGTTAGGATCGTAGCTCGCGAGGGAATTAAGCTTGTAACTATGGGAAAGGGTACTTTGAATTCTCATGGAAACAAGCTTCAGACTTATACTGGTATTGATCTGATCGCGGGAAATGATGATAGTGAAATGGAGCCGATTGCCCTTGCCGATACGACGGCTGAAGCAATGATGGCCATAATAGAATTAATAGAAAACCTTAGCACTATGACCGAGAGTTTCTGGAAAGAGCAAGTCAAGTATAATATTCAGATCGCATCCCATGTACACGTATCCCCCGTTGGCCCAACAACTCCAGCACCAAATCTTGTGATTAGCGGAATACAGGCCACAATATTAGACGTTGCGAAAGCAGTGGCGCCAATGTATCTTCATCGGGTAAATTGTACACAAACTAAAGTTAATTACTGCAAGCCGTTCGCACAGAAATTTATTGGAAGCAGATATAATTACAGCAACTAGGTATAAAAATGGCATTTGATAATCTTAGAAATGTAGAACCATTCATAAAATTAGTAAAAAATCTACTTCAAGAAATTGAAGGTATAGCTCTTCATGATGAACATAATGTTTCGGTTGCTAACGAAGAGTTGCCAATTAATGATGTGACGGAAGATGGAACACCTTATGCGGCTTTAATTCCAGCAGCTACTAATCTCTGGACAACGGAAGCAGAAGGCGGTATACCAGAAGTATGGGCCTCTAAAAATGAGTACTTCTTTTCATTAGTTTCAGAGCACGAGATACCATACCAATATCATACAATAGCTGCCGAATTCGCGGACGAGTTAGCTACGGGAATTTCGCTAGATGGCGAGATAATATGTGATGCACCAAGCGGAATATTGCCCATCGGAGAAAGATCAAGGCCATGGCTGGATGTCGGAAAGATAAAAAATGAAATGGATGCTAGTTCCCCCTCTGGCGAATCAGGTGTTGCTCTAAATAAAAATGACGCCGCGGCAAGAATAGAGTTTTTGAGTCAAATATTGAAAATGTGTATCCTTTTACACGAAGGAGACTTCGATCAAGAAAATGCATACATGTTTCCAGAAAACCAAGATTTTAACAATAACGACATAAACACTAGTCCTTCAAAAGTAAGTAATAAAGTTTCACAATATTATTCAGGAGATCCAGCGGAGCTTCAAGGTGTTGGCGTTGCAGCAACTGGTTTTTTAAGCAGTCATGGTAATGCAAGATTTAAATTTACTTCCCAACATCATGATGGTCATCAAGTTAACTTAAATATAGATTCTTTCGCCGGATATCCTTCCCTTTTCAGCGATGCACAATCTATATATGACCTGTTGACGACAGTTAATGATAACCTAGGTAAGTGGTCTCCAAAAACAATTTACAATAGTTTAGATGTCCATGCCGGCCCAAATGTGGTTGACGTAGATAGCCATCCTTCTTCTCTCGATCCTACTGATAGGGGATTCTCTTCAACAGGGACATATGGCCCAGATGCAGCTCTTGCACATACTGGGGAAGTAAGAGAAAACCACAAAGAAGAATATGAAGATATAGGAGAATATATCAGCCTACTTGATCCTTTCACGGGAAAGGATAATACCACCGGTCAATTCGAAATAATCATAAGTCCTGGCTTGAGGTGGAATGAATGGGAGTGCGTGGCAAGTCTTGAAGGGTTCTTGTTTTGGTCAAAAGAATTAATAGAGCTTTTGACAACATATTACTCTGATTTTGCCCCAGCCCTCAAAGGACTGCCAGTTTTCTATGGCGGACAAAGTTCGATAATTTATCCAAAACAAGATAGCCCAGTTGATACTCAAGAGCAGATTGAACTTGAATCAATTCTCGCTGGATACGATGATATCTCTATAGCCGATATTCAAATAATGGAAGATGAAATATTTACCGAAGGCCTCAATATTACTGAAGATGTTAAAGCTTGGTGGTGCGAATTTATTAGCCTAACAGGGGTGGTTGTACCTGACTGCTCAAGTATGGAAGCTTCTTCTACCGACGCGGTGGAGTCATTGAACGCTGTTGATGTAGAAAAATGTGATCCAGATCTAGAAGCAGCCGTAGAAGAGGAGTGTGCCACTTGCATACCAGACCCTAATGCTTTCGTTGTCGACTGGACTACGCTAAATGATGGTGCTTATTTTTTAAATGAGAAAACTTGTGAATATTCTGTTGTAGTAAGGACTAGCGAAGAAAATCCATATAATAGTATAGGTGATTTATACTTGGCAGATGAAGTGGCAATCGGCGCACAAAGATTATTAAATGCATACATGAAGGCAGATACCCTAACATATACTGATTCTAGTGGTAATGTATTTGAAGAATCCACAAGTAATGTGATATTTTCAGATGCACTAATTCAGTCTTATTTGGGCTTTTCTATCAAGTCAGAAGAGTTTCCTCATATACCTTCTGATGGAATTTATGCCTCTACATCCCCCCTTATAAAAGGAAGAGTTTTAGTAGTTATACCCGCAATTTTATTTAATAAAATACCACAAAACTTGGACTCCTTAAGGTCAATTGAGCCTCCGAAAACTGGCGCGGTTGTAAGGTTATTTACCAAAGATATAAACTTTATGGTTAAACAAATTGCCGGCGCCATGAGGTATTATGCGATAAATTATGCTTCATGGGTATTGTTGGAAAGGCAAGACTCCGGAGAAGACTATGGAGAGTTAAATTTAAATGTTCAGGCAGAAAATCTTGAATTGTTTGCGCAAGATATGGATATGTATCTGCAAAGATTTGGATATACCTTTAATCGGGCAGAATATTTAGAAATTGGTTTTAACGAAAATTTAGATCAAATAGAATACATGCTGGTTAATGAGCCTGGATGCCCTCCTATTCCGTTGGTGGTAGATGAACTGTTTGATGCATCAAATTTCATAAAAGCTTTTAGCGGGAGGTGGTTTAACAGAAGATCTTTAGCGTATATACAAAGAATTCCCGATATACATAACGATGTTTCTGCTCGCGAGCCTTTGTCGTGGAATGATTTTATTTTAAAATATACAGTGGATCTAAAAAATACAAATGAACTCAGTGAGGGCCTACCAGACAGCGCTCTTTATTGTTTGGCCGAGTCTCTTGTTGGTCCATTTGATGATCTATTAAAAGAAATATCTTTGGATGTTTTAGATCTACCACAAGCATATGCCGACAAGATTAACAAAATGCTTTGCAGTGGCGACAAGTATGACCGGCCGGACATTGAAATGGGAGACTGGGCAGCAATGTCTGAGAGGGCAGCTCTACTCGCTTCAGAAGAATTCTTCGCCGGCGATGCAATGGTTGATGATCTTCCACAGATTATAGCTGCACTTGCCAGCGGTGGAGATGTTAAAGCTCTCTGGAAAGAAGTTTTTAACAAGTATGATTGGTGTGGATGGCTAGCATTAATCGATATGTTACTGGGTTGTTTACTTAAAGGAGTGCCGGCCGCAGATGGTATAGCGATAATGGTGGAAGCTGCCCTTCGGGCCCTCCCTGATGATGGACTACAGAGGCTATTTATAGGTCTAACCCCAGAACAGCAAAATCAAATAGCAGCACAGGTTTCCGAGTCATTGGGGATAATTGCAGCCACTCCTCCGTGGGAAAAAGAATATGCAACTGGAACAAGCTACAGTACAGGTGGTACCAAAGAAAGTACCCCGACCATAACAGAAATATCAATCGAAAATGGTAAAAATCTTTGGAACCCTAATGATCAGCCAACTTCAAGCTGGAACCCACAAGACACATCAGATGTCTATAATTATAGATCGACCCTCGATAGTGGTGATGAACATTACTTATCCTCTATAGAAGGTCAGCAAGAAATGACATCTCTTTATCCATTTTTAGGGCCAGACCCTTTCGCACAATCAGGAATGGGAACGATTGCTACAGGCCTTCAAGATGTTGGCGAAGTAATAGTTAGTGCCTACAAGGATGCGATTCTAGGCACCATTGATACTGACGCGCTTTTGGGTCTATTAAATACACTACCAGGTGCTGAAATTCTTAGGACTACGATTTCTTCCGTGGGTTGCGCAATACCTCCACTTTACGATCCACCTTTGGATTCTTTTTTCAAAGATGTCGAAATGGATTTCTGCCGCGGCAACATTTGTTTTGCCTCTTGTTTGCCAAAATTTCAAGGATTTAGTATACCATCAAACTTGAAAGATATTTTGATGGAGGCACTTCTTGAAGTTATCGAAAAGCTAGTAGTTCAAGCCCTCATCAAAATAATATATACAATTATTAAAATGCTTTTGGACGCCCTTTGTAAGGCCCTTGGTGCAATTGGCGCCGCTGTTGAAGGCGCTATCACTGGAGATTTTCACGAGGCGTTTAAAGATGTGTTCTGTAATGAAGATATGTCTGATGAAGATATCGATGAGGCAGCAGTTGGCATGATTGCCGCCTTGAATGGTTGCGATCCAGAAATTTTGAGAGCAGTGGCTTCGGAGTTTGTATCTGATTTAACGCTAATTCTCACAGATCAAGAGCTTGTAGACCTTCTCAATGGAGATGCTGGTCCGACAACACTTGGCAAGATTGTGGAAATTGCAAAACTAATATATCCAGATACTTTTGGAACGTGTGATGGGTTCTCAAGTGTAGAGGCTGCATCTCTAACGTTTTCCACTATTGGAAAAGTAGTTCCATCTAAATACAAAAATATAACACAGCCAACGTGTGGCCCGCTATTGCCGTCTCTGTGTGAGCCTTCTGCTTTACAAGAGTGGGAAGATTTACAATGCTCTTTATTGCAGGAAAATAAAAGCTTAAGTTTGGAACAATGCACCGAGCAATTAAATAACTTAAGATCAAGAATAAAACAAGACATATCCCAATTGGCTCGTGTTGCTCATGAGGGGTTCATTGATATACCGGATATTATATCTGATTCTGCTTATGGGGATCCTTGCGATGCAAGCAGTATCTTGCCATCTTCTGATCCTTCGACGAATGCTCTAATAGGTGAGTTAACAAGCGGAATGTTTAAGACACTTAATTTACAACACACTCATGACATGACCAGCAACCAAGGTATTTTTAGTAGGGGTGGCATATTCAATATGATACTTAGCAATAAAAGGGGGAGAGGGTTTGAGTCGCATATGAAACAAGTTATGGACGAAAGAAAAAACCTTTTTCCGGAAAGAGTAGCTGGATATCTACAGGATTCTTATTTTAAAACGGGAGACATGATATCAGATTCTTTTTCCACCTCTGAAGAGGAATCAAACCAGTCAAGCGTTTGGGGAGTTGATTATCCTAGAAAATTTAGGGTGTGTGATGTTGATGTTTCTACAGAGAAGCTAGAAGAATACTCTTATTCAAGCCTGCAAAAACCTTTGTCTGCTTTACCGGGATATTTTGAGTATACTGGCTTCGGACAATCTGCGGAAATAGAGCAGGAGAACTTTTTAGAAGTATCAAAAAATCCAGATCTGACACTTAAATATGAAGACTACTTCGATGACGATAAAGATAGATACAAGTTTGATATGGAATATCACAACTTTCAAATAGTAGATGGAAAATCTGTGCTAAATGATTACTATAAGGTTAGAATTCATGAAACAGCTGAAACAACGGGTGACGGAGATTTCGGTTCTTGGGTAGGTATTTCTGGTGAGCAATTGATGGAGTCAGAGGTGGCTTCATTAATATCGGAAGCAGAACAAGGCACAATAAATCTTAATATAGATGAATACCTTTCTGATAAAAAATCCCCCAAGAATTCTATATATGCTAAATATATTATGGAAGTAATTTCTGAATTGGAAGGGGATAAATCTTCTACAAACTTAAATGACTTCTTTGATGGCTTTTATGGACAATACGATGAAATATTTGAAAAATATTTAAGGCTATTTTCAAGTCGACTTGCTGATGATTCGAACCCTGCATTTACTCATGGATTCCCAACAAACTATGATTTATCCGAACTTGATGAAGATGAAGAGTATGATCCTTCGGCCGATTTCCCAGTGCCAGCAAAAGTATATTTAGATCAGACTTATAAAAACATATATACTGGAGAAAGCCAACCAATCCCCCCAGAGTCATATGGCGGTTCCGCGGATAATCCTGCTTGGTTTATAACTCCTCCTGTTATGGGCGGTGTTGCTGGGGTGCTTCAAGCTTTCGTTCCTTCCGAAGTTGGCTGTAAGCCAAGAAGATCTCCTACTTGTGATTTCGAACAGCTTTCAGAGTTATTTGATGAATACTATGATAAATTAAAAGATGATCCAAGATTGCAGCAAAATCCATCATGTGCCTCCGAGCCTCCATGGAGCAAAATATTAGATCGTTCAGCGCAAGCGGGAACGGAAACACTCATAAGGGCAATCATCAGAATATATTCTGTTGAAGCTATTATATCTGGCTTGCCGTCCTTTGCAGTGTTCGAAGGAAAAGTTCCAGAAGTCTTTGATGAGTCTTTGATAGATTACATAATTGATATGATGGAAGAAGGCTTGTTGGAGCAAAAAACAGGTTTCTTCTTGAGAAACTTATTTACAGATCCTAACTCATTTTACTTTTCCTTTATGGAACAAATAGTTCAAAGCTATGGCCGACGTGTTGATCTTGGGGAGATAGTGCCAAGCGAGGCAGAACAACAAGCCGTTAATAGAATAAATCAATTGCAAGACAAATGGACTAAATCTATTGGACCAATGTTGGCAAAGAACGCTTGGCCTGGCTCTGTGGCCGCAGGAATAATGGCGGCAGTAGCCAGTCCGTTTGGAGATTTGGCATCGGCAGCTGGAGCTTTGCTTGGCGAGAGTGTTTTTACTGCTGGAAAGCTAAAGGAAAAATGGTGGTATTCTTTTGTCGGCAACGATCAAGCCTTGGAAGACACAAGAATACTTATGCGTAGATATGTAAAAGATGAACTTAGGTATATTTTAGAAGGACTAAAAGAAGATTTACGTCCACCGATTTCAGACTTGCATAATGTATTTTTAGTTAATAGAGATTTCATGATAGGTTCCCTCGATTCAGGCGGACCATTGGATGTGGCTAGTGTAACTTATGGCGCCATTGATTCTGAAAAGTTTGATGCTGCTATCGGCACCGCGGCTGGAAATGGCGTCGATGACATTCCGTTTGTTTTGGAAAAATATATAAAGATAATAGATAAGCCTATGGAGGAAGTTACGACATATGGCGGTACTGGCTTTGGATCAAGCACCGCAGATTCTGCGGCAGTGCAAAGTTTGTCAGAGGCGCAAAAAAATATAATAGGAAGATCTGATATACCAGCACTGCAAGACTTTATAAGCTTTGATGATTTTAATAATTATATTTTAGGCAGTCCAGATATATTTGCTGAAGGCGAAGACGTTTCAACTTATTTTGAAGGATTGGAATTTGGAATAAGAATTTCTAAGATTTCTCACGCAATGACGGAGGAGGAAAAGACAGCGAATCCTGATGCAATTGACGAGTATTCAATGCTGCAAGACAAAATTAAAGGTGGAACTGCTGATGCGGTCCTTAAGAACAAAGCATTTAATCTTGGTAATCACATTTTAATTCCTATGTGCTGGACATCTAAAACTAGTGATAATTTAAAAAATAACTCCATAACAGACATAGCCAATAATTTAGATGGGTATTTTAACGCGGAGCTAGATTGTTTGGTTGCGGATCTAATAGAAAGCCCTAGATACAAATTGTTGTTCGATTATGCAATTTCAATGAAGAGAATGGTTTCCCTTCTTACTATTTATACTATGAAGTCATATATTCCTTCTGTTGGCTCGAAAGAGTATGATGATTGGAGTAAGGATGGCGGAAAATTTATCTGGTTTAACTCTGGATTTAAATATTGGGATCGTCAATCACACTTTGAAAGATCTAAAAGGCTATCTAGAAACATGTTTATGTCTTACTACAATTCGCAACAATTTGATTGGTCACCTGGAGATACGGGCAAAGATAAGTCAACTTTTGGTTTTGATATTAACATTGGTATCCCGTTCAACCTTTTCTGGTGGATATCCAGAATGCAAAGGTTCCAAGCCCTCGATTCAGAAGGGAATCCTTGTAGCCTGAAAGAAGAAGATTAAGGAGGTATAAAAAATGAAAGGAATTAGCGCAGCGCTTCCATTAAGTACTGATGGTGTTGATGGGCCCTATACTTTAAATAAGAACATTTTAGAGGTCGCCAGACAAAACTTAAAAGTTTTATTTTTTACTAATCCTGGAGAAAGAGTCTTTAATTCTAAATTTGGGGTGGGAATGAGAAGAAGTTTATTTGAAAATAATACTTTATCACTACAAACAAGCATTATATCTCGTATAAGAAGTCAGGTTGGCTCATACCTACCATATATCGATATACTTCAAATTAATATTATTTCTCCACTAACAAACCCCAATATGGATGAAAATTCTATATCATTAATTTTTACTTATTCAGTGAATACCACAAAAAATTCAGAAACTTTGTTTTTAGATTTGGGCGGTAAAGGTGGCCTATCAATAGCAGCCCCGCAACAATTACAAAATAAATTTGGTAATTTTATTTCTGGTGCTCCCAGCTCTGGTCAGACAGCCAATGGCGGTTTTGTACCTTGGGATCCAGGTAAATTTTCAGTAATAAATGTTCCTTATTAAAATTAAACAAAAAGAACTAATTATAAGTTATAAGGGACGGAAACAATTTAATGGCAAATAAAAAGACATCATTCAATTATACAAGTCGAGATTTTGATACCATCAAGACAGATTTGGTAAAGTATGCACAAAGATACTATCCGGATATTTATAAAGATTTTGGTGATGCATCTTTTGGCTCTCTTATGCTTGATTCTGTCGCCTATGTCGGAGATGTCTTATCTTTCTATTTGGATTACCAAGCGAACGAAAGCTTTCTAGAAACAGCTACAGAGTACGATAATGTACTGAAAATAGGCAATAACGTAGGCTATAATAATCCTGCCGATGGTACAGTAGGCTCTGTCGGAGAAATTGATCTTTTCGCAATCGTTCCAGCAAATGACACTGGTTTAGGTCCTGCCGCCGAGTATATGCCTGTACTAGAAGCAGGCGCGGTTATTACTTCAAATGGAGGAACTTCTTTTACTTTAGAAGAGGATGCTCGCTTTGATTATTCTAAAAATCAAGTTGTTGTTGCTAAAGTAAATGATTCTACTGGTGTGCCAACTCACTATGCAATAAAAACTACAGGCACTGTAGTTTCTGGCATCATAAGAGAAGAAAGCATATCTGTTGGGAGTTTTGAAAAATTTAAAAAAGTAAAACTAGGAAGCAACGCCATTTCAGAAGTTATAAGTGTTTTTGATGATTCTGGAAATGAATATTTTCAAGTAGATTATCTGTCCCAGAATGTGTTATATAAAGATGTTGCTAACAGGGGTACCGATAAAGACAATGCTCCCTCAATACTAAAACCATTTATAGCATCTAGAAGATTCGTTATAGAAAAATCATCGAACTCAACGCATTTAGTTTTTGGATATGGCTCCGAGTCAGAACTAACATCTTCTTCCGTTGCGGACCCTTCCTCAATTGCTTTACAGAGGCATGCAAAAAAATATGTAGCGGATGAGGCCGTAGACCCTTCGAAGTTTTTATCTACTGATAAGTTTGGCATCGGCCCATCAGATACAACTCTGACGGTAAAATATAGAATTAATAATTCCAATACTGTAAATGTATCAACAAATTCTTTGGCAAATATTTCACAAAAAAATGTTTCTTTTGCTGACAGAACAGCATTAATAGATAGCAAGGCTTCCGAGGTTACTAATTCTATTGAAGTTAATAATCCTAATCCAATAGTTGGTTCGGTATCGCTACCAGACACTATAGAGCTAAAAAGAAGAATGATTGATTCTTTTGCGGCACAAAACAGGGCAGTTACTGGCCAGGATATAGAGTCTGCTGCATATTCTATGTCTAATAAGTTTGGCTCCATAAAGAGGTGCAAGATTGTCAGGGATTCAAGTTCTTTGAGAAGAAACTTAAATCTTTATGTATTGTCAGAAGGTACTGACGGAAAACTTTCCACTGCATCTCAATCTTTAAAAGAAAATTTAAAAGTATGGCTAGGCAAAGGTCGTATGATTGGGGACACCATCGACATATTAGATGGTAAAATAGTTAATATTGGAATAGAGTTTACTATAGTGGCAGACTCATCGAAAAATAATTATGAAGTTCTTAACGATGCACTTTCAACCTTAAAAAATGAATTTTCTGTGCCACTATACATGGGAGAGCCTTTATATATAACTGACATATATAACATTCTTAATAAGAATGTGCCCGGAGTTGTTGACACAAAATCAGTTAAAATTTCTTTAAAATCGGGTACCAGTTATTCGGGTGTATCTTTTGATTTGGAATCCGCAACATCTGCTGATGGCCGATTCATAGAGGTACCGCAAAATGTTGCTATAGAGGTTAAGTTTACAAACTCGGATATCAAAGGGATGGTTGAGTAATGGGCATTAAAAAATTTACTGCAATAGCAGACGCTACAATCACAAATGCTTTCAAACCTGATTTAGCAACCAGAGGTACCGGCGCTAACACGGGACTTGCAGACTCTTTGGAAGTTTTTTCTATATATAATCAGGTAAGCGGAAACGTATCTGGCTCCTCGCAGGAGCTATCTAGAGTGTTACTTAAATTTCCAGTTACGACGACGGACGACTCTACTAATTCAATACAAGCGCAAAGAACTGCTGGCAAAATACCAAGCAGTGGAAGTGTTAATTTTTTCCTCCGTCTTTATAACGTCAAACACCACGCTACTCTTCCAAGAAATGCAAAATATAATATTTTCGCTGTGTCATCTTCGTGGGAAGAGGGCACAGGAATTGACCTAGATACTTATGAAGATATCACCAGAGATGCAGAGGGCACAAACTGGATTTTTAAATCAAGTGGTTCAACTTGGCTTAGTCCCGGTGGCGACTACCACACTGGCACATCGGGCTCCAATTATTTGAGTGCTGATGAAAATAATGTTGGTGTAATGTATAATCAAACTTTGGAACAAGGACCAGAAAATATTGAGATTGACATTTCTGAACTGGTTGAACAATGGATGGCAGGAATTAAAAATAATTATGGAGTAGGGGTTTTCCTTACGGGTACCCAAGAAGCATATTACTCTGCCTCCTTTGGTGCCGATTTCCCTTCATGGAATGGTGGCATAAAGCATCATCCCACTGGCGCACTAAAGTCTTTCTTTACCAAAAAGTTTTCATCTCGAAGTTCTGAATACTTTTTTGGACGTCCAGTAATTGAGGCTCGATGGGACTCAACTGAAAAAGATGATAGAAATAATTTTTATTTTAGCAGTTCACTGGCCACATCAGCAGAAAATTTAAACACTCTTTATTTGTACAATTACTTTAGGGGCGCTCTCCGTAACATTCCTAGCATAGGAGAAGGAAATATATACGTTAGTGTATTTTCGGGATCTACGGAAAATACTGAGCCATCAGGATCCGCTCTTGTTTTGGTGACAGATGGCACAAATGTCACATCTGTTAATACTAGAGTGGTTACGGGCGGCTATGTATCTACGGGAATATACACTGCCAGCTTTGCCCTGACAGCTGGAAGCACTCCAGTGTCTTCTGCTTTCGACGTATGGTTTAGTGGAAGTGGCGATATTGAGTCTCTTGGGTATACAGCGGAGGAAGGTGTGCAAATGCAAACTGGATCTTTTGCGCCAAAAAGTATAGAAAATACTAACATAGCCCCAGCAACAACATTTGCTAGCAATATAGTTAATTTGAGATCAATCTACTCCAGAAGAGAGGCAGCTAGATTCAGGGTATATACTCGTCAAAAAAATTGGAATCCATCAATATATTCAAGGGCAACGGCCACAACCGAGCCTTACGTTATAGAAAGTGGCTCATATAGGGTGTATAGGGTCATTGATGACCTAGAGGTAATTCCACACGGAACAGGCAGTAATAGGCATACAGAAATGTCTTTTGACGCATCCGGAAGTTATTTTGATTTTGACATAGACATGTTACAAGCCGGCTATTCTTATGCAATAAAATTAGCTTTTTACAACGGCTCAGTGGGGGGATGGGTTGAACAACCTGAGACATTTAAATTTAGGGTAGAAGAATAATGGCAATTCGTGATTTATTTAAGGGCGATACCGCCACTTCTAAAGCCGCACCAACTAAAGCGGAGACAATTGATAGCATATTTGGCGCCGAACAAGGCTCATCTGTCGAATCTGCCGAAAATGTTGCAGAAAAAATAAAACAAAAGGATAGATTTGTTCCTGATGTTGATTTTTCTACGGCCTCTAACTTTGCTAGGTTTGGATCGGCTGAAGAATATTACAGAAGCTCAATTAAAAGAGTTTATCAGCAATATCCATATGATGGCTCTGAAGCTGAAAAAAACAAATTTAGAAATCAATCAACTTTTTTAGATCTTTATGTATTAGATAAGTTGTATCCCTCTTCCACTGGTTACGCAGTTTTTGCTCCGGCCGGATGGGGAGATCAAGGATCTACTGTTGGTGGTTGGGGTTCTCCATCCTCTAATGAGTTTATTGCTATCAAGGGCGGTCCACATACATCATCTGGGGGCTTGATTGGGGAAGACCTGTATAAAGCCTTTGATGAGCCTATAAACAGGACTAGTCCCAATTCTAACACATATGATGAATCAATATATGATTCTGCTGGTGTTCTAGGTGGCGACAGGGTTGGCTCTAACGAGTCTAATCTTAAATTTGATCTGTCCAAGGGAGTTTCTACGGAGTTTTGGCTCAAGAAAGGAGATTGGATAACCAGTCTGACCGAAAAAGAGGTCATATTTGATTTATGGAACGGAAAAGCCTCATCGAGCGCCGATTACGGCCGCTTATTAGTTTTTGTTTCTGGCACCGGCGTCGAGACACTTGGCGCAAATCCTTTCAGGGTTCACCTAGCTTCTGGTAGCGAATATTGGGACATGTCTTTTGGCGGCTCTACTCACACAACATCATCACTTTCAAATGCTTGGAAGCATGTTGCGTTTACATTCTTGTCAAGCTCTGAAGATTCAGAACTGCAAGCAAAATTTTATATAGATGGAGATCTTCAGTCTACAACTGGAACAACTCATATAGTTAATTTTGGAGAAATAACTGGTTCACTGATCGGTTATCTTGGAGCACTACAAACTACTCCTTCTGGAAATTTATATCACGGAAAGAGTATGACTGGCGACGGAAAGCTTTCCGGCTCCATCGATGAATTTAGATATTGGAAATCAAAAAGAACATCAGAAAATATTGGCCAAAATTGGTTTACTCAAGTCGGCGGTGGCACCAATGAAGATGTAGCAAATGCAGAGCTTGGCGTATACTTTAAGTTTAATGAAGGTATCGTAGGCGCGACCACTAGTGATTCTGTGGTTCTGGATTACTCTGGTAGGATCTCTAATGGAGACTGGACTGGATACTCTTCGGCATCAAGAAATACAGGCTCTGCTATTGTATCTGCTAGTGCAGCGGTAGAAGAGTTTGAAGATCCAATAATATACTCTACTCACTCTGGTGTTGATTCTTTGTTGACAAGAATGGTAGCATCCGGCGCCGCTTGGGATAACCAAAACAATTCACGATTTGCTTACAATTTGCCTTCATATCTTCTAGAGGAAGATGAGGAGTCATCAAAAGATATTTTATATTTGACTCAAATAATGTCAAGCTATCTAGATGATCTTCATTTACAAATTGATCAACTATCAAATATTTCTCACAATAATTATTTTTCAAGCGGATCAAGGGGTCTTCCGTTTGTTGACAAGCTGCTGACTTCTAAGGGTTTCATAGCTCCAGACATGTTTGGTGATGCTGAAGTACTAAACATTATTGGCAACAGAGACGAAGATCGTAATTTTGAGCTAGAGCTATATGAAGTAAAAAACAAAATTTATCAAAATGTATACAACAACTTAAGTTATATTTTAAAATCAAAAGGTACGGAAAAGTCATTTAGGAACTTAATTCGTTGTTTTGGCGTTGACGAAGATCTGATAAAAATAAATCTATATTCTGATAATGGCACATCTACATTAAGAAACAATTATAGATTAAAATCCACAAAGAAAAGATACGTTAATTTTAATACTCCCACCCACAATACAGCTTCCGTGTACCAACAATCATCAAGCGCGGATTCAAACACCACAGATGTAACATATATATCAGGTTCAGATGAATTACAATATTTGGCAAACACAACTGAAATTGAAGTAATATTCCCCAAACAATTCCCAACAGATCATAATGCTTATGTTGGCACATCTTTTCAGAGTTCTTCAATTTTCGGACACCACACGGCCTCAAACCAGCCAAATGCTTTTGAGTGGCCACCTTCTGCTGTTGATTTTAACTTTGAATTGTATGCAATTAGGCCAATTACTGACGATTCAGATGCATATTTTGTAATAAAAGACCGGGCCGGAAACTTTACATTATCAAGTAGTTTATACAATAATGTATATGAAGACGAAAGATGGAATTTTGCAGTTAGAGTTAAGAATGATAAGTTCCCTGTAGGCGGCCTTGTTACTGGATCTTCCGGATCGGCCAGTGGACATAATGTTGTTACGCTGGAGTTTTATGGAGTTAATGTAGTATCTGATATTGTAAAGAATGAATTCCTTCTTACTGCATCATCTCTTGATAAAAGATACTTGACTGGTCATCGTCGTTATTATGTGGGAGCAAATAGAACAAACTTTAGCGGCGCTGTAGTTCATAACTCAGACGTTAAGGTGTCTTCTTTGAGGCATTGGGGTAGTTATTTAGAAGATTCCGATATAAGGGAGCATGCAATAAATGCTGAATCTTATGGCGCCCCAAATCCATATAAGAGCTCATACCAGCTTCAGGGAGTACTATCTTCCTCCAATGTGCCGCAGATTGATACACTAGCGCTTAATTGGGATTATTCTGAAGTAACTTCTTCAAATGTTATTGGAGAATTTACGGTAGAAGACTTTTCGTCAGGCTCTATAATCGCTGGAAGAAGATATCCTGGAACCTTTGGGGAAATCGTTGGCAATTTATATGCTGGACGAGGCATAGGTTTTGTGCCAAGCAGCACATCTTCAGTAAGCACAGAATATATTTCTAATGCAAAACACCAACTGCCAGAATCGATAAGTGGCGAAGACATGATCAGTGTATTGCAACAAGATGATGTAACATTCGGGAAAGACAACAGGCCAGTCGATTACTATATAACCTTTGAAAAGAGCCTATATCAGACAATATCAGAAGAAATGATGAACATGTTTGGATCAATCGTAGAGTTTAATAATTTGATAGGCAATCCTGTTAACAGATACAGGCAGGATTATAAAGAGTTAGGAAAGTTAAGGCAACTATTTTTTGAGCAAGTTCAAAACACGCCAGATGTAGATAAGTTTATTTCTTATTATATATGGTTAGACTCGGCAATGTCGCAGATGATTCAGCAACTTATACCTTTGTCAGCTAATGCATCTGGAGAAATTCTTAATGTAATAGAAAGCCATGTTCTTGAAAGAAATAAATATCGTTCAAAATTCCCAATGCTCGAAAACAAAGAGTCGACTGAAGTGAGTATCAGGGGCCATCATGAGATGAACTATTCTTGGAAACACGGCCACGCCCCAATCCCACAACAAGCGACGGCAACAGTCACGGTTGCAGATGGCGATGCAGATTCCGGAATGACAGAAAAAGAAAGTATGACTATTACTTCAACAGACGGAACATCAAGGATTTATGTAATCATTGATGATAATGCAACAGCTGTCGCGACAGGCGCCGCATTGACCACTACATCCGACACTGGAGCGAACCAAGCAGGAATAAAAGCCACAGCAACTTGGACATTTACCGATAAGCCAAACGAAGCGACAACAATTACGCTTATTGATTACGAAGGCACTTCACTTGTATTTGAAGTTGATAACGATGGCGACGGTGGCGCCGGTTCTAACATAGAGATGGATCCTGCCTCTAACAACGCAGCCGGCATGTCCGCGATCTTAATCAGCAAAGTTAACGCATCGGCCCTGAAAATAACCGCTACAGCAGGGGACGCAACTGGCGAGGTGCTTCTGACTCAAGACAACGCCGGCACAGCCGGCAATAAAACAATAGCTCTCAGTAACTACGCTAATTGGAACGCCAACACCGCAGCTACTTTCCCAACTGCCTTCACTGCCGGCGCCGAAGTTGCCGCAAATAGTGTCGCAGTCGCCATCAATACAACTGGTACCGCAGCCACTCAAAATGAATTTTTAGTTCAACTTAAAGCAGCAATAGAAAGTGCCGCCGGCCACGCTGGCAAGATTACAGTTTCTGCTGTTCCTACTGAAGCCAACGGCGCTCAAACAATTACTTTAACTCAAGTTGTTGGGGGTACCAGCGGCAACGCTGCAACATTTAGTGATGACATAAGCCAGACTACGATTGTTGGCTTCACCGGTGGTCATGATAAAGAAAACGAAAACTCCCTGTGGTGGAAAGAAAGAGCAGAAGTTACACACCTAGCGCTGTCTCAGAGCAGGCCTTTTGTTAATGATCGAAGAGAAGAGCTTAGGGAAGTTATTATTAGTAAAATTTCTGGAACGGCTCCAACCTTTAAGCACAATCCTGCATATAGTAGTTCACTATATAATGTACGAACGATGCCCGGCCTATATAGTATATCTGGAGATATGCAAAAGCTATATACATCTGGAGACAATTCAAATCAAGACGATAAAAAATATTACTATAGAGAATTGATTGAATTTAGCAAGGCAACCGGTTTGATTATTGAGGATATTGAGGACGAAGTTTATATAACTGATGATATAAGCATGCCAAAATCCTTGCAAAAAATTAGAAAAAGATTTAGAGCCGGCGGAGAGTTCAAGCAGAATGTTGCTCCTTTTACAATAATGAGTTCCTCGACGCCATCTCGTGGCTACAATACAAATCTATATAGTAATTTTAAATCAAATGTTGATATAACAAATAATCACACGGACACTACATTTGGAAACGAAATTTCTATGCAGAGCCCTTTCACAGAGAAGTTTGTGGGAGGTTCATTCCACAGACATGCCGATTTAAATCAATCTGCGTCCGCAAAAACCTTAACTGGTCATGCAGGCGGCCTAGATTCTACGGTGGAAAGGATAGAAGCATATGATATGACTCTTGCTTCTGATAAGATAACTATCGCTCATCGTGACATTAACAAACCAAGATCCTCATACTTTAGAGAAGAGGTCGCAAAAAGACCGGTCAACATCAGAAACATAAAATTAACAACAGGTTCGGGTCCAAACCCAGCAGTGACACAATATGTTTCAGGTACTTTACAATCAACGTTGGGCAACTTTAGTAATATTCATGAAGTAGTTCAGACTTCAGATCGCTCAACAAATAATAGCTCATATGTTAAGGCTGGAGGTTTCGATAGCTCATCGGCTATCTCTTATTTATTATCTGATGGCGCCGACTTCGAAAAGCCAAGCAGAAGACGCACTGGTCATGTTTTTGTCGAAAGATTTTCAGCACCAGGAGGTCCAGAAACGTCTGGAGATAATCTCGGTGGACCCGCCCTAGATTTTGAATCTGCACAATTTTCTCCATATAATGATATGAATACTCGGAACAGCACGGTACGTGCAGCGCTTAAAACTTTACTGCAAGAAAGAGCAGAACAATTTGGAATAAGATCTGGCTCATCAGTAAGAGGGGTAGACTATGATACGCTACCAAGTTATCATGATGTTAATAGGAATGCCCTAAGCAGGAGAAGAAACACTAGTGAGGTTGATCCCGAAAAAGCAACGGCAACTATAACTGTTGCTGATGGCGATGCCGCTAGCGGTATGGCTGAAAAAGAAACTATTGTTATAACATCTACCGATGGTACGGCGAAAACATATTGCGTTATCGATGATAATGCAACCACGGTCGCAACGGGCGCAGTCCTTGCTGCTGACTCTGACATAGGATCAGAAGCTGCTGGCGCCGCCCTCGTTGGCGCCATCGCCGTCGCCATTAACTTAACAGGCAGCGCTTCAACGCAAAATACCTTTTTGGTGCAACTTAAGGCAGCTATTGAAAGTGCAAACGGACATGCTGGCAAGATTACGGTCTCTTCCGTTCCCACTGAAGCCAATGGTGCTCAAGCAATTACTTTAACCCAAGCAGTTGGCGGATCTGACGGAAATGTAACTATAACAGATGATATAAGTCAAACTACTATAGCCGGCTTTACTGGTGGCATTAATCAGTCTATAGTTAATGAGGTAGTTGCTACTTTTGACAATTACTATGTACAGCATGAAATACCAAGAAGTGATCTTCAGTATTCTTGGATAACATCCTCTTATTTGTCGACGCACGTTTTTGGACATGCCCCTGCTGATGGCGAAATTTCAAGCTCTGCCATAACAAGTCTCGGCCGCGCCTTTGGCGTGGTACCAGCAATTACATTCGCAAGCGCTAGTAGTATAAGCACTGCTAGCTTTATAGTTGATTTTGTTGGCCTCAATACTTTGATTCACGAGCCCTTTACTTCCTCGACAGGAAGAAGAGGGTATCCAGCCTCTCAGCCTTTAAATTCTTATAGAAACACTGCGCTTCACTTTCCTCCCACTGGGGGCCTTAGAATCGGATCTCATAGCCCTGTAGCTACAGACGGAAACGAAGTTTTAAATGCATTATTGCTGCACAGAAATGGACCATATAGCTATCCATCATGGAAGCAATTAAGGAACGATGAAAATCCAATTGTAAGGCACTGGAGAAGAAATAGTACTATAGCGATAAATCCGGATGGAGAAGAAACAAATATCACCGTTGTGGCATCAAGCGCCGCAGGGGATGGATATACTATAGTTACTAAAGATAAATATGGCGGCCTGCGTACCTTTATAGAACCAGCTGTTATGTCTAGAAACCTCCCATTAACAATAAATCTGGGAATAAAAAATGGTACCTCTGACGTCGCCACAAGTTTAAAAAGTTCTTTTTCTAATGATTTAGATTACTTTGGAAACGCCTCGCTAAACAACGCGCTAACACTACCAGAAACCCAAGCAACTTCTTATGATTCCATTAAAAGCCTATATCTAGAGGGAGGCTTAGCCAACGCGGCATCTCCCGTTAATACATTTATAGATTTAACTTATGCACAAAATGTTTGGCCAAAACCGGAAAATGCATTCCAGAACAAAACAAGAAAAAGAAATAATTATGAAAACAATTTCTGGCGTAAAGTGCGCACAGACAGAGACTCTTTGGGTGATAGAAAATATGTTTCAAATGGCGCTTTAAGTGGTGCTTATAGTGCTTGGGCGATGGATGCAGATAATGACTTCTCAACAGATATAACGGGAACAACAGCAGGAATATTACAGAACAACACAACACATATGTTCCAGAAAAATGTTAATGGCTCAACCACCGCCGCGTCGGCAACTGAAATAACAGCTTCTATACTTTTCCACAGAAAGCATGGTTTGGCATCCACGGGTTCAGTGAGAAAACTAGCAGGACTTCAAGTGGTGGAGACTGGTTCAACAAATCTTGCAACAGCAACAGAGCCTCTTGGTGATATACAAATTGGTGGTGGAAATGCTGTATGGGAAGTTGACTCCGGAGCTGGATTCTATAGCGATGACGGAACTTTCAATCTTTCCCCCTCTTCACCTTGGTACGACGACTACTCGGAATTCTCTGATGACTTGAGAACAAGCAATAAAGATATGTCAATAATACCAGAATTTAGAATAAGTGAGCACATAAAAAAATACATGAATGTTCATAATGGAAACTTCTTGGCAGATAATGAGTCTTCCTTGTCAATATTCGGAGCTCCGTCTGGCTCTTCTCTTCCGCAGAATAGTTCTGAAACAGATTTTTATAATGTATATACAAATTCAGACTTTATGAAACACTTTGCAACAATAAGAAAAGATCATGAAGGATTTGCCGATGCATCGGAAATAACATTAACGTGTGAAGCGTTAACTAAATTTGTTCCTTATGATGGCTTTTATCCTTCCGAACTTCTTGTCGACTTATACAATACATTCTCAAGTTCATATGGCAACTTTGTTCAATATGACGGCGCCACTTCCAACCTTGCAGCAGGCCTCAATGCAAAAATAAGACCATTTATTGCACCTATGTTCGCGCCAGGAATATGGTGTAACACGATTAAATCAGGTATTGCAGTTGACTATCCCGTATATACTGGCTCCTATGTCGTGCATAGTCCGCTATTAAGCCCATCAGGCAAGACAACTTATAAGTTGTTGTCGACATCATCTCTTCAGTCTTTAGACGGATTCGATCTTAGAGTTCCTTTCGATGCTTTGGTCCAGCCAGAAAAATATTTAACAAACATGACTCTTGTTGATATGGAGGCAAGTTTTAGCTCTTCTGTTAATATAACTGCTTCGTGGACTGGTGAAGGTAGCATGCTTTATAAGATGCGAGCACACAATGCTTTGTCCTCTATGATTGAGTTTTTCTTGCAGGGAGAAGGCAACAAGGGAGACTTGACAACAATTAAGTCTTTGCCAGAAGATCAATTTCAGCCATTTGTCTCTGGCACAACTTATGCCATGAGGGTTAAGTTGAGAAAAAGCTACAATAAACCTAGACAGGAAAATGCGACATTCTCAAGAGGGTTTACTCTGCCGCAAGATACAGCTGGAGATGTTAATGCTGGATTAGAAGAAACAATTACTATTTGTAGTCGCCCATCTTCCTTTGGTCCGCCTGTCGCCGGCCGTAAAAATATTTCATTCGCCTCTGGTACAGCAAAAGCCAGCTACCCACAGACACTCGATAGTCTAACAGGTATCAATCCAGCGTTTACTCCGCCTTATTACGATGGAGAATGTTGGTGTGATATTACATATACACACGCTACCAGTACGCAGCCGACACTTAAAGATATACAGAGAGATGCTAATCTGACTCACTTCAGGTTTGATCCAGTTGTTTGGAATGGTGGCAGTAATTATCAGCCGTACGGCAAGGCCAACATAAATCATTATGCAATGCAGCTTACGTCATCTGTGGATGTTTTGGGCCGAATAAGCGAAAAATCAGTCGAATATGATGCTTTGGGAAATCCAATCACAGTTAAGGATGATGAAACTCAAACTTCTGATGTCTGGGTAATTCAACCTAAGTTTGAGACGCCAATACTAAATATTCAAGGTGCACCTATGACCATACCGACAAATGGTTCGGCATCAGCAACTCGTAGTATTTGGAGTCAGTTTGGTAGAATTCCAACTGGTTCAGAGGGAATTTTCTTGGAAGTAGTGGATATTAACGAAAGCTGGCTAAATAATAGGGCAGACAAATTTGAAAACCAAGACTCAGGATTTGCTGACAGCGATAGTTTTGGAGCCAGAGATTTTTCTAACCTATATACGCTTTATGGCTCAGGAAGCAAAGTAGAGTCTTTGTCTGACATGGTAGGGTTCCAGTCTCCTTCAAAAAATCTTGGCCAATTGGCAGACCTTAGAACAGTTAAAGAGGCTATTGTGGCAATACCATTCTTGGAGATTGATGGAAAGAGGAGCTTCTTTGACGTACCTAAAGAGCAGATCGATGCGGCTGTATCCATGGCCGCTGGAGGAGAAACGACCACAACTGCTGGGGATTCAATTGTAGATATGGTAAATAAGATGCAAAATTATGTTATTCCGCCAAAATTTGACTTTATTAAAAATTCTGACTTTGTTGATCCTTTTGCCATGTATATATTTGAATTCTCCTACACATTTGACAGAGATGACTTGTCATACATTTGGCAGAATATGCAACCAAGAAGTTCTAAATTAGTTGAGAAATCAACTGCTTCTATAAATCATAGACTGCTGGCTCATGAGTTGATGGGCGAAGCTGCAAAAAATACAGGAAAACCATTGCAAGACGAATTAAGGTGGATGGTGTTTAAGGTCAAGCAAAAGTCTGCAACAAATTATTTTGATAAAATTGTGCAATATGCCTCTTCTGATGATAAGTTTGATTTTGATTTTAATGTTGGCACCGCAGCCGCGTCAGCAGCTGGCCTTCCCGACTATAGTTTTAACTGGCCATATGACAATTTTTCCATAGTAGAGTTAGCAAAATTAAACACAGAAGTAAAATTCACATCAGTAGACCCAGCTGAAGATGGAGCAATCCAAACTTCTGCCAACGCACTGAATAGTGGTATTAGCGAGGAAGGTGATTAATGGAATTTTTTAATCCAAAAGAAGATGTATTGCATGTCGAGATGACTCAATATGGGAAATATTTGCTTTCGAAAGGAAAGTTTAGGCCATCGCATTATTTGTTTTTTGACGAGGGAGTTGTTTATGATGCAAATTATGGTGGAATATCTACAGAAAAACAAAAACAAACTCACAAAAGAATAAAAGATGAAACACCAAAGCTAAAAACTCAATATAGTTTTGTTTCAACAGAAAACAGAGTAAACGAATTAATAGAGGAAGAGCAAAACACAATTGAGAATACTTTTGCTCTCGTTAATCCTCTTGGAACGTCTGATAATTCATCAGAATTATATCCAAAATGGAATTTGCAATTTCTTAGCAAAGGAAACACAAAAATAGGCAATTCAGTTGAGCATATGACATCCAGTTATCAGACGCTTAGAATACCCCAAATAGAGATGAATGTAAATTATAGGACCGCGGTTTCCGCAGAGGGAATCCAGTCAGTTATAAATGAAGACTCTAGCTTGTCTTCCAAGGTTTTTCAAGACAAAACATATATAGGGGTCGAGCCCAGAACTATTCTTTTGCAAGTTTTGGAAGAAAACTCTGTTTTTGAAAAAGAAAACTTTGATATAGAAGTTTATATAAAAGAAAGACAAGGCAATAGCAGAGTCAGCGGCTCGGCAGGCTACATAGATCAGTTTATCCCTTTGAATTTTAAGAAGCAAATCTCGCAGGTTGTGGATGGAATTTTGTTAGACGAACAAGAAGAAGAGTGTATCGAACTAGATCCTTCATATGTTGAGTATTATTTTGATATATTTACAGATAACGAAATAGATGAAAACTTTATATGCCAGTCAATATCAGAACTAAAATCTAAAAATATATATGTCGACAGCAACTTGGATTGTCCAGATTTGATAGAACCTGTTGTCGCTAATGTGTACGCACAAGTAGTAGATGATAGCTGCCCAGATCCAGATGATTCTTGTAAATGATGAAACTTATTGAACAACTATTTATAGATAGGAGATCATAGTATGGCAATGTTGGGACCGAGTGATAAAACCGTAGATCTAGGTAATGGCGATGATGATAGTGTCGATTTGCTTGTTGATAGCAAGCAGGATAACCTAGGTAGTGGCACTGATGATACTAGCACTGATTTGCTTGTTGATAGCAAGCAGGATAACCTAGGTAGTGGCACTGATGATACTAGCACTGATGATAGTCCCGATTTGCTTGGCGAGAACAAACAGGATGATCTTGACAACATGTCGGGAGAAATTACTGATGCTGAATTGCTTGGTGAAAACAAACAGGATGTCCTTGATTCCAATTCTAACGACGTCGAATTGCTTGGTGAAAACAAACAGGATGTCCTTGATACCAGTTCTGACGACCCACCTGTTGGCGCTGGTGACGATGTAGTTCAAATTGTAGTGGACGAAGATCCGCCGCCGGAGATCAAAGGCGTAACTGTAACTTTCGAAACTTATCAAAAAACAGATTATGAATGTGGAGAGGTAGCAGAATACTCCGAACAAGAATATGAATTTATGAAAATTGGAATGATCTTGGCTTGGGATCCAGAATTGATTTCCGTGATGGATTCTGGAGACTATGATGCGCCATATACTGATATAAAATTCATGAATAGTTTTGACTATAAAGAGCAAAACTATTCAGAGGGTACCTTTAGCGAACCTCAAACAATGTCTGAATCAATTTTGTCCGAGGGGACATATGTAGTTGGCACCTTTACAGAAAGTTTTGATCTCGATCCATCATTCATGACAACGGCTGTAGTGTATGCTTTTGCATATATTGATATAGGCGCTCTTAATACGGCTTATGGTACTGATTATGATTCGCTTAAGCTTATATTGTTGGGTACATCAGAGGTACTTATGAGCGGCGGGGAGACAGAAACAGATGCGGATGGGTGGGCCGATAATGGATACACATATGGCACCACAGAACAGGCGCCTAGCGATGACGCGCTTCAAGACCAACTTGAAGATGATGCCATGCAAATGGAAGGTTTTGAGATGGATAATCAGGATCTAGATATATCGGGTGGTGACCCAAGTGGTGTTCCGGGCACAATTGGTGGAGGAAGTTACTAATGGCTGTACTGGGAAAACACATTCATAGTTACGCTGTTGATCCGTCTGGGAACGGACAAACAGGCTATATTCATAATCATTACCATGAGATAATTAACGGGGTCGTACAAGAAGCTATAATTCCTGGAACAGATGGTAGCGAACATATTCATAACATATCAGGCCTGCAAATAAGCAGCAGCCAGAAGGTCGTGAATATAAAAATAAAAGACTACCCATCTGCTGAAAGTTTTAAAAAAGTAAATATTAATATTGCACAACTTACCGACATGGATCCAGGCGGAACATTTCTAGAGTTTAATGCCTCCATTGGCAAGGACGGCTATAGTAGATTTGCTTTTGATGTGGATGTCGAGAGGGCACTACGAGATTCTACTTTCGGATCAATGCTGGACAACAAGCTAGACTCAAGCACGAAAAGTGAAATAATGGCACTTTCTAGAATAGAGAATTTAAGAATATTAAGAAACAGAATAGATGTTGTCTCTCCAGAAGAAGAAATAGTTTTTTCTACGCAGACTAGTACATATGGCGTTCTTGCTAGTGCATTGAACGATTATAAGTCTTCTGTAAACTCATCCTCTGTCAGGGTTGGATCTATTTCTGAAATGACTATGAACTATGCGTCATCTATAAGAACATTCACAGGGGTAGATTATTCTTTGCCAGAAGAGGGTACATATGAGTATGCTGTTAAGATTGACATGACGGATGGAATATTGTCTTATTTAAATCAAAAATTAACACAGCTTTCGTCAGCAATTTCTTCTGCACAATCATGGCAAATGTTTTCTTCTTCTTCAGATTATACAGATTCAACAACTGGTAAATTTACAAACCAATATACACAAAAAGTACTTGATGACTATGGAACATCTAAAACCCCAATAGAAAGCTCTATAGCCGTATATGCCGGTATATTAAGCGTATGTTCTCCGAATATAGATGCTACATCGGTTATAAAGGTTTTATATCCCCTTGTTAATACGATTAGTGGCTCCACTAAAGGTATCAATATGATTGTAGAATTATTGCAAGATTTGGATCTAAAAATAAGAAACATACTGGTAGATAAGGTTTCTTCGGGACAATCCAGCACTGAAAAGAGTTCGATTACAACCAAAGATAAATTCTATATGAACAAAATTGAGATTGAGAAGTTTTTCTCAAATAACCAAGTTGTATCAAATAATCCTTCGAAAACAGGCTATGATTATTTAGCAGCACCAGATAGTGACGAATATGGCTTAAAAATAATTTCTACAGAAAATTATGATCTTAGAATAACAAACGAGCTCAATAAGTTCTCAAGCACAGAAATAGTAAGTCCACCTGAAGATATAGTATCACTTATCGAAGCAACAGATAAGCTGTCGGCAATTTCTAACTTAACAACATCTCAATCTTTTATGCTATCTCCAGAAATTATATTTGCTGGAGAATCATCTTTAAATCTCCAAACAGCTGAGCTTTCGCGTTGGGAGCCATCGATATATGGAGAGGTAGTTTCTCAGCTTAGGTTATCGAATCTATTGGACGAGGCAAGCGCAAGTACAAGTTCGTCTGGCCCTGATGACATATTGTCCATTCTTGGGGTAACGATTGAAGAATATAGCGAGAGCCCTACTGAAGGCTATGCTGGTACGACTGCTGTTGATGAATCGGGATATTTTAGCGAAGGAGATAATTTTGTAGGAGATCTTACTAAAGATAGTGAACTAATAGATGCAGCAGAGGCCTCAGAGGTATCTGAAAATTATTCAGATATGTCTAGTATTTTGGCCGCTAGCTTGATAGGGGGCCAAGAAGGTATATTATCAAATAATCCAGACAACTATGATTTAAGTAACCCAAACAATTTATTTTATAACATAACAACCCAAGAAGCTTTAAATCTACCTCTGCAAATAAAGACTTTATTTTATAGAAGCTTGGAAAGTATAAAATCTATTCCTTCCGATACACCACTAGATAGCCAAGATTTTATTGATCTTTTTTTGATGAATTATAATCAGCTTGTGCAAGTAGAGTCTCTTTCTTATAAGGACACAAATACGGGCACCAAACAGGCAGTGTGGTCCCCACTGACTATGACAAAAATGCAACAATCAACAATTAATCCAATAAGGTGTCGAGTCCGTAGGTATTCTAATTCAACAATGATGATTGATTCCAACGAAGAAATTCAGGCTGTAATTTATGACGATCATTTTATTATTAAATCGGAAAGCGTTGCTTCGTCAAAGACAAAAAAAAGAAGGACAAATTCAACAATAACAAAGGCATCCAAGTTCATTGATGCCCAGAACGGACTATTTAGAAATGGAAAGTCTGTAATTATATCTACAAAAAAACCAACAACAGCAGCAAATAGCTCAATTAACATTAAATAAGAGAATTTTAAATGGCAGAAATAGACTCAAATGAACTTCAAGATTCAGTCAATACAGACAATATCAATGGTATTGGTCAAAAGTATTTTTTTCTTGATACTAATAAGTTAAATGAGGATCTTGCAAGGGTTACTTTTGGCAGTGTTTGGAAACACCCTTTTGCAGAACCAAGCGCCTTACAGGCTGGAAATTTCGGCGCCGGCCCAGTTCAGATTGCAAATGCCAATCCAATTGATTACGCGACCATTAATCAAAATTTTTACTCTTCAAACATTTCTTTCGGCGCAGGTGTTGATAATGGGCAAATAATAGGAGATTTAACATTCGGAGCTATTGCTACTACAGATTGTACTTCCGCTCCTTATGTAGCTCACCACCAATCAATTAGATTTGAAGCAAACTTATCAATTTATAATCCAAGCGATAGCTACGATGAATCAAATCAGTGTGGAGAGTGTGGTTTTGGCGAAGATCTTATAACTATATTGGGGGGCACTTCAAAGAGTTGGGCTCTTGGTATGACACCATATGCGGCTATAGATTATTATCAAAAATATCAAATTGGATATGAATATTCTAGCATGATGGATCCTGGCGAGGGCGGCGCTGACGGCACACTAATCGGGGCTTCCACGTTTAGAGATTGCTTCTTTGAGGTTGATACTCCATATAACGAGCAAGATATCGAAATTTTTGAGACATCAGACACTGATGGCGTAACTAACGAAAGCCCTATTGCTGGAAATGTTTCATTTGAATATGGCGATTATATTGAAAGCATCGAGGCGCTTACAGAGACACTCTATGAGACTAATATAGTGAATATGTATTTAGTACTCTTCGCGGGGAATACAGAAAAATTAATTGGCCTAGGTCCAGTTTTAGATTATTTGCTAGGAAACTTAACCTCGTCATCCGCTAATTTTATTAAAAGCGTAGCTACCGGACACTCAACTATATTGGTGCCAGCAGAAAGCGTAAAAACAATAAAGCAGATGGACTCTTATAAGGACTACTTTCCTTTGAGGGCAGAAATTAGTTTTTCCACGGCCCAATCCACAGAAATCGCTAATGCTATCAGAGATACATCTTTGGATGCTAGAATGTTAAGGTGGGTTACCGAAAATTATATTGGATCTTCTACTGTGCAAAACCTTGCAACTTCTTTTGAAAAATCAATATCGGAAAATGGAACAGTATTAGTAACCGAAGATTTTTCTATAAACGAAATAAGATCTTATGATTTTTTTGACTGGATTAGGACAGATTCAACATTTTTATATGGCGACATGCTTTCTTCGGCCTTCGCAGGTCCAGAAAACTATTCAGTTTCTTTGGCTTCATCTGTTATACCATCTCAATCATCGATTACCGCAGCGCACTTGGCCTTTCAGGGGCAATTAAAAAATTTATTAAAAGAAAAAAATAGGACTTATCAAGATATTGTATTGGGAGTTAAGCCACATCAAGAAACTATTTTGTATAAAGTTTCTAAATTTGCCAAGGATGATTTTGGTACTGGGAATGATGATCAGGTTGAAATTACAAAGATGATTATGGCAGGCGATGCAGTACCAATTCAAAACATTTGGTTTGCCAATTCAGATACAGAGGATATGATAAGTTATATTGATACACAAGCAAAGTATGACAAGGCATACATATATTTTGTTACTGCTTTTGTTATGACCATTGGAAGTAAGTACTTCTATAGCAGCTTAAACCTTGCTGGTTATGATCAGTATTCTCCAAATTCAGGCTTAGGGTATACCGGACTGGACTCAATGTCCGACGATGTAAATACGTTTCTTTTGGGCGCTACCGAATCAAAGTCAGGTGCAATTCCACCCGGCTGGTCGACAAATATTCTTTCAACGGATCCATATCAGAGCAACCCAGCTAACGCTGCTGGCGTTTTGGATTATGGGTGGGACACTAATAATAGGTTTTATTTAACCGATTCAGGACTTAGTAAGTGTGATGCCGAACTCGCGGTAACCACAATGCCTACTGCTATGATTTATGAAGTTCCGTTCTTCTTATATGAGGGAAGAATAATGGACAAGCCGCCCCGCGCCCCAGATGTTAGGATTATACCGATTAAGGGAGTTTCTGATCAGATCACCTTCTTCTTTAATGACACCGCCGGCGTCAATGAATTCGAAGAACCTTTCATAATCAACCCAGAAGAGAGAGAAATATTTGAAGGAATAAAGAAGGCACAGGGTCGCTACGATGGCCTTATATCTTTCGGCACAGATGACCCAGCGCAGTTCTATGAAGTTTACAGATTAGAAAGTATGCCGAGTAAATATGAAGATTTTTCTGGCAATTTAATTAAGTTAGTATCGACTGACTACGACCCCGCTACCCCTCAAAAGGCGGACTCTGCTGTGTATACTGATAATATTGTCGCAAACACAAAATATTATTATACTTTCAGATCTGTTGATATTCATGGCCACTTTTCAAACCCATCTTCTGTTTTTGAAATAGAAATTGTCAGCGAAGATGGCGTATCGATACCCAGCATACGACCAATAGAAATTGGAAAAGAAAGCCATAAAGATAATTTTAAAAATTTTAAAAAGATGATCCATGTGGTGCCAAGAATAACACAGGCAGTAGTTAACGAATCTATGTCTGGTATCACGGATGACGATACTACGGCCATTGGAGTTAATAAAACAAACGGGCCAGTCCTTGGGCTAGAAAAAGAATCAATATGGGGACAAACATTTAAAATAAGATTAGTTTCTAGAAAAACTCGTAGAAAAATAGATATTAATGTGACCTTCGGCACAGAACATACAATAGGAGTAGAGGTTGCACCGGTCGTGATTACGGCCACCGCGCAGACTGCAACTGTAGTTGTCGCCAACCCAGTGTTGCCCTCAACGCTTATAGTTTAAAAGTATCAGTATAAAAATTATGGAAAGATAAACAAAACCAAGTACTATTTATATAGTGAAATATCTAATTAGATTAGGAGCAGAATAGCATGGCATTTTTAGATAACAGTGGAGATATTATTCTCGACGCAGTTTTGACCGACACGGGTCGAATGAGATTGGCGAAAGGAGATGGAAGTTTTAATATAACAAAATTTGCTTTAAGCGACGACGAGATTGATTATGCTAACTTTGTAGCAAATACCGGAAGTGCATATGCAGATCTTCAAATTTTACAAACACCAGTATTAGAGGCATTTACAAATAACGGCTCTTCGATGAAATCAAAATTGATTAGCATCTCGGACAACAATTTGCTTTTCTTGCCTATCATTAAATTAAATGAAATATTTAGTGGCGATGTCGATAGACATGGCAACGATCAATATACTGTAGCAGTTAATACTACTACAGAAGACAAGTTTAGTACCACGCATAAAGTTATGTCTGGTGAAAATCCTGCTGACAATCCACGATATATCAGAATTGATCAGGGCCTAGATACCACTTCTTTTTCTCCTTCTAGGACATTAGCCAGCGCATTGAATGAGACGCAGTACATTATTGAAATAGATAATCGACTAGGAACTATAATTGGCAAAAGCACATCAACGTCCGCTCCCTTGAGCTACATTGATGATGATAATATTGCTAGTTATTTTGTTTCAACTTCAAACGCAGAGTTTGTGTATGACAACCCAATTACAAATGTTGATTCCACTACACAGGCAATTGCAGGGCCTAGGGGAACAGTTTTAGAATTTAAATTAGGTTCTTCTCTAGATCTTGCAGATGGCGCATATTTTGATGACCTAGGAGCTACCGTTAGCATGACAGACGATGGCGGCACATCAACTTATAAGTACATTGATACCTTTGTTAGGATTCAAGGCGCTACAACCGGATATCGACTGGACATACCAGTTCGATTTGTTAGATTTCATACTGAATAAACAAGGATAGTTAATTATGGCAACAACTTTTAAGAACTTCGCTTCTAATGATAAAATAAATACAAGAACTTTACTTCACGAGGCGATTCCTATTACTGGTACAATCCCTTCTGGAACATATGGTGATAATAATGTTAAAAACTACTCTCACGGAATGTTCCAGAGCGTTTATGATTATCCTTTTTTAAGTTCGTCAGCAAATCACATATTTGATATTACTGTGGGATATTCTGCCCATTCTCTATGTTCATCTAGTGCTGCTATCCAAAACTCTAAAAAAATTAACTTATATAACCAAATGGCACAGATGCTTGTTGGCTTTGATCATACAGGCTCTGTTAGAGAGTTTGATAGAGATGGAGATTTAGCTTCTGGTACAAAACATAGAGAGGTTATTTTCTTGAACATCGCCCGTCTTTTAGGAAAAGACGAGCTTAAGAAAGAATCATTTAAGATCACGGCTGCAACAGGTGGCGCACCAGAGACTAGAACTTTCATTACGACCCATCAAGTGACGATCTCCGACTATAGTTCTTCTACGGATTACCGAGTTAATTCCCCCGCTGGAGAATATGGAATTCTATACACAGGTTCGGGCGCAGAAATTGTTGCTGGTTCCGGTGTCGGACTGATTTATTACCAAGCAGGTGTTGCAGTTTTAACTGGTAGTATTTTCCCTCACGATTGGGGCGCACCAGATGCCACTTATCAAACAGGAAGTGATACCAGCGTGAATGGGTTTGAGATGGTCCTAACTGGGGCTGCTATATCAGCTTCTTGTGATGGCTTTAGAAATGTTTTGAATACCATGGAGTTTGATAACACTACGGAATTAAATTCAACCATTTACTTCTGTAGAGCAAATCATAGTGATTTTAACTATAGTGCAAATCCGACCTACTTGACTGGAAGTAAGATTAGAGTCAAGAACAATATGAGAAAAAATCAACCAATCTCTTATGTTACATCAATTGGATTATATTCCGCAGACAATGAGTTGTTGGCGGTTGCAAAGTTGTCGGAGCCTTTAAAGAAGACTCCATCAAATGAGTTAACATTAAGAGTAAGACTAGACTACTAAGGCGAGAAAATGTCGAACTACTACCATAAGTTTGGTGAAAAAGACATTTTTTATAACCAAATAAAAGCTCACCCACAAAATGAGTTTTTTATCTTTGATTGTAAAGTTTATCATAACAAAAAGATGGCAGAGTCTGGCGCTTTTACTGGCAGCGTACTGGCAGTTTCTAGCGGCTTTACTAGCTTATTTGAGATGAATGTCGATAGGCATCCAGGCAAAACAGGAATGATCTATCCATATATTGTTAAAACATCGGATAAGGTTTCATTCAAAAATATATCAGATCAATCATGGCAACTTGATTATAATTACGGCGCCAATATCACGGGATCATATCCCATGTCTGCGTCTTTGTCGAGAGAATTTTTCGCATCAGGCTTGACAGGTTCATCAAATTATACTGGCTCTGCTTTAAAAAATACATTTAATTATTATAAAATTATGAGCCCTCATTTCGCTTATACTGGCTCAATCACTCTAGGTTCTGACGGCAAAAGGCATGTAATGTCAAAAGGGTCACAAAGGTCTTGTTTGGTTGCTATACCTTCAATATTTTATGGCTCCTCTATTCAGAAGGGTACTATAGATTTAAAATTCTATATAACAGGAACTTTAGTTGGTCAACTTAAAGATGAGCGAAAAAATGGAGAATTAATACAGATAGGCCCAGAAGGAAGTACTGGTTCTGGTTCCGTCGCCGGCGTAGCTCTATATAATGAAGGGTTCTTATATTTATCTGGTGCTTGGGGTTTAAATTCCAACAATATAGCTTTTGACGAAGCCCCAATATTGGATAAACCAAAATGGATATATTTTGGGGCAGGGATTAGCCCTATAAACTCTGCTGATCCTCCTTGCCATGGCAGTGCTAGTTTTGCCAACTTATCTTCTGCAAGTTTTGAACTCAACTTCTCCGGAACAAGCTTTGTACCAAACATCACCATGATGGCGCATGCAAAAAGAGGAGAATTAAATCATTCGAATAACTTTACCTATATAAAATTTAATCAAACATCTTCTTTATTACCAAAGTCTGGATCATATCAGTGGATCGAAAATAACCTCCAAATTAAAAATGTGGTCAGTTCGGCATATGAAGACCCGACAGGAAGCTTTGAGAAGACAACTTATATAACCAAGATTGGTATATATGATGATAATAAAAACCTTATCGGTATCGCCTCTACTTCAAAACCAATTAAAAAAACATTAAATAGGGGCTTGACATTCAAGCTAAAACTTGATATATAGTATAGTATGATCCTCGGCTTAGACATTTCTACAAGCATAACTGGCGTAACAGTTTTAAACGATGAAGGTGAGATCCTTCACTGCGAAGCAATAGATACAAGAAATAAAAATCATTTCCCAACTCTATTTGAAAAAGCAAGCAAAGTAAGAGATTACCTTGGTGACATCGAATACAAGTATGACATCGAACACATCTACATTGAGAAAAGCTTACAGACATTCCGCTCTGGCTTCTCATCAGCAAAGACACTATCAACGCTCGCATCCTTCAACGGAATAGTAAGCTGGCTCTGCTATGAAATCTGGAGCACTCATCCAGAATACCTTTCAGCAACTTCCGCAAGAAAGTCCTGTGGCATCAAAGTTCCCAAAGGAATGAAAGCCAAGAAAGTCGTCATTGAGCATCTCGTCGCAAACGAAGCGGACTTCTCAATAGAATACACAAAGCACGGCAATCCAAAGCCACACGAGTTCGACAGAGCAGATTCTCTTGTCATAGCCAAAGCCGGATACAACTCTCTCTTGACATAACCCTTCTGCCGTGTTATAATACATAACAGGGGGTAGAATGAAGAGTGAAAAACTAAAGATAGTTCGTAATGCTCTTGGGCGCAGCTACAAGTCAGGCAGCGAGCACTTATTCTCTTGTCCGTTCTGTCGACACAATAAGCTCAAGTTAAGCGTCAATATAGACAAAAACTACTGGAAATGCTGGATTTGTGACAAAAGCGGCCGCAATATAGGCTTCCTTGTGCGCAGATTTGGCTCTCAAAACGACAAAATTGCG